GTCACCTCCCCTACCCAACAAATAATCGGAGCAAAAATTGAAAACGTCTGAAAAAAGAAGTACAAAGAAGTGCGAACGGTGCGAAAAGGACTTTTATGTAAAGCCAAGCCACATGGATAGGGCTAAATACTGTTCCTGGGAGTGCCGAACAGCCAAAGGAAGTGTGAAAGATATGAAATCAGTCATGGCTACAGTGGAAAACAAGCCACTAACGCCCCAGCAATCGGCGCAAATACGTAGTAATATAGCGCAATATGTAAAAGACCAGATTGTAATAGCCAATGAAGTGGTGATGCACGGCAAAGAATGGACGCCAACACAGGCAAGGGTCTTTGGCATGCTACTAAATAAAGTAGTTCCAGACCTAAACGCTGCATATCACAAGCACGAACATGAGATTAAGAACTTAACCGAGATGTCTCGTTCAGAATTGGAGCAGATTGCTTCTGGAACCAAACAAATTGAAGGAGAATATGTAGAAGATGTTAATTAAAAACCAAAGAAAGGACGCAATTCAGTCCAGAATTACGCTAGAACAGTTCGCTTCGGCTATGAAACAAATTAATTTAGAGAATGTTCCGCCAGAAAAACGCAAAGCAGCAGTGCTTGACCACATATTTACAATAATGTCGGATACAGTTGTGGACTCTGGTCTCAAATACGAGATAAAGTCCAGCCAACTATTAAGGAAACGTCTTGGCTAAACCAACGCAACAGGAAGTTGCGAGATATTTACTGCGATTACGTGACGCCAGTGACTCATTCCGTGGCTTCGTAAAACTTATGCAACCTGATTGGGAGCTTGCAGACTTTCAAGAAGAGCTAATAGAAGTATTAGACAACTTAGAAAAAGGTGAGCTGGGTGCTGACAACCTTCTCATCACAATGCCACCACGTCACGCCAAATCAACTTTCGGCACAATATACTTCCCTTCTTACTTCATGGCTCGTAACCCATCTCGTTACGTCATGTCTTGTTCTTACAACTCACAGCTCGCCACAGACTTCGGCAGACAGATACGTGGAGTGGTAGAAGACAAAGCAATACCTCAAGCTTTCCCTGACTTTAAATTATCACAGGACAGTAGAGCAGCAGACGTATGGCGTACCGAAGATAACGGTGCATACTTTGCTGTAGGTATTGGGGGTACGACCTCTGGTCGTCCCGCCAATCTTCTTATAGTGGATGACCCAGTAAAATCCCGTGAGGACGCCGAGTCTATGACTCAGCGCAACAAGACATGGAACTATTACACATCAGCACTAGCCACACGTCTTCAGCCAGAACAGGACGGCACGAGACCAAAACAAATAGTAATCCTGACCCGCTGGCATCCAGATGACCTAGCTGGACGCCTCCAGCAAACAGAGGACTGGGAAGAAGGAAGATGGAAACATGTTAACTTCCAAGCAATAAAAACAGTCCGTAGTGGCAAAATAAGCCGTCGTGAGCTACCAGAAGACGATTCTAGGTACATCGAACCAGGGGAACTAGCAAAGCTCGCCCCTGGCAAGCGTACAGTAGATGTTCACGACGAAGCATCTTTATGGCCCGAACGCTTCAGCCTTGAAGACCTAAAGCGACGTGAGCGTTTAAACCCCAGAGAGTTTGCATCTCTATACCAGCAGCGCCCATACATCGAAGGTGGTAACATTATAAAAACAGAATGGTGGCAAAAGTATCCCAAAGACCTTTCACCAGAAAGTTTTACAACTTTAGTTATTGGCGTCGATACGGCTTTCAAGAAAACAGAGACAGCTGACTATAGTGTAGCTGTAGTAGCTGGCATGGATAAAAACGGTGACATATATATAGTAGACATCATACGAGGCAAGTACGACTTTCCAGAGCTAAAGCAAATGCTAGTCCGTCTAAACAACAGGTGGCGAGGCAAAGGACTCCGAGCTATGTACATTGAAGACAAAGCCTCTGGTCAATCTATACTGCAAGAACTAAAACGTGAAAGTGGTATGTCTGTAATCCCTTACAAGGTAGTCCATGATAAGGTAGCCAGAGTCAACGCTATACTGCCTTTGATAGAAGGGGGACGAATATTTATTCCAGAACAGGCAGAATGGTTAGATTCATTCATAGACGAAACAGTAACATTCCCTGGAGGAAACCATGATGACCAAGTTGATGCTATGACAATAGCTGTTGATGTCCTGTCAAGAACATCTATTTCGCCCGATGCTTGGAGCCTTCACACAGATGCTTCACAGTCATTAAACAATGCCAACATAAAATCTCTTGGAGATTCCTTAACCAAACGAATTGATAAAAAAGCACATGAATGGAAAGGTTGGGGTCTTTAAGGACGACCAAGTTAATAACAGAAAGTATAGTTTATATTATGAGTGTAGGTGGCCCAAAAAGTAGAACGACAATAAATTCTGGTTCTGGATACAGAAACGCTGAGTACGTATCAGGCCCGAATGAAGGTGTGGTTGTTGACCTTTCTGAATTTGCAGAAGAATTAATTAACTACCAAGACATATCTCACCGATTGTCAGACGAGCAAGAAAGACGAATCGTAGACTATGTAAAGTCTATGGTCGATATGTCTTACTTTAAAATCAGAAAAAGGTACGACCATTGGACGGAAGCAGACCGAGCCCATGATGTTTACGTACCACCAGACACTACAGATTTCAGAGAAAAAGCTGTAATCGCCGATACCAGAGCTATCGCCGATACGGTTCTTACATACATGATGGCAGCACTATCAGGCAGAAACCCAATGTTTCAGCTTGAAGGTCTCAACAGAAAATCCAGACAATCATCTATGATTCTGGAAAGAGTATTGCATCAGCAGATGCGAAGAACGGCTGGTGAAGCACGTCTCGCCCAACTTCTCCTTGATAGCATACGCTACGGGTTCGCTCCTACGAAAATAGTTTGGGACTCTGGGACAAATCAAAATCGTATGATTAACTTTGACCCAAGGCGCTGCTTCCCAGACCCACGAGTAAACTGGGGTGACTGGGACAACATGCAGTACATAGTCTTCTCAGACTACGTCAGCTTCAACTCTCTTCTATACAGCGGAATGTATCCGAAGCTAAAGATGTTCCCAGCTCTACGTCACAAGATTTCACCACCACGAAATGCTTGGAGCGCACACCAGTTTCATAGAGAAGAAGGCAGAGGTCTATCAATAGACCCGTCTGCACCGAACCAAAGAGAAAGATTCGACCACGCATATTTCACACTTGGCGACGCACGGGTGGTAGACGAAGCGTGGGTACGTCTATCTGGTCACGAAATCAACATACCTACAATCGACCAGATATTCCTAGTCATCACAATACTAGACGAAAACGTAGTCATCCGATTCCAGCTCAACCCATACGGCAGACAGATGCCAGCTGTTATCGGTGGTCTATACCAAGACTCGCACAAGACGTATGGTCAATCACTCTACGACCTTATCTTGCCGATGCACGATATAGCTACATACCTGATGCGTTCACGTATCGACAACATTAGTGCAGCACTTAACAATCTGATATTTGTTGACCCAACACAGGTAAGTGTTCCTGACCTAATTGACAGGAATCCTTGGGGCGTTGTCAGAACATTGCCAGGTACAAAGCCTGGGGACGGTGTATTTATTGCACAGGTTCCAGACGTAACCCGTGGTCACTTCAATGATATTGCAGCAATGTCTGAACTCAAGCAAAGAGTATCAGCAGCATCCGACGCACAACAAGGTATGCCAACATCAGACGGCATCCGAACAGCAACAGAAATACAGCGTCTAACACAACTAGGCTCACAACGTCTTGGGGTTTTAGCTCGTGTTATGTCAGCTACCACCATCCGACCTATGGTGCGGATGATGGTATCAAACATTCAGGACAGTCTATCAATGGACGGCTCTGTTAAAATAGACGAAAGAGAAATGCCAAACCAACTATCCGATATGGTTGAAGACGGCTATCTCGACTTTGACGTGCAGAAAGATTTACAAGGCGATATTGATTACCTTGTGATTGACGGCACATTACCACTCGAACCAACACGTAATGCTGAGACATGGATGAACATGCTACAGATTATGGCGCAGACAGGTTTGAATATGGAATACAACGCTGGTCAGATTGCTGAAGAAGCTATTAGAGCTATGGGCATTACAGATATGGACAGGTTCCGTATCTCGAAAGACCAGATGGCACAAGACGGCCCAAGCCCATCTCAGCAAATGCAGCTTATGGAAAAGATGCGAGGTGCATCAGTACAACCGAATGAGAACGTCCAGAAAGAAGTTCAGAAAGGCAACCTCATTCCACTAAGAGAGAGGCAAGGACAATGAGCAAGGTAGAAGCACTCAAAGCCTCCATTACAGACAAGAAGATAGTTGACTTGATGGAGGAGAACGACAGGCTCTTGGGGTTAGAGCTTACAGAAATGAACAAGACGAGGACGTCTGAATACAAGTCAATCAAGGACAAAATGACAGCTATGGAAGAAACCATAGTCAAATTAGAAACAAAGATTGAGTCACTAGAAGGAGCTGGTCAGGACGACAAGTATAAGATTACTAAAGTAAAACTAATACAGTTGATGAAAGATTTGGGGTATTACAACTAATGGCACAAACTCAACCAACAGGCGAACAGATACGATTCCGTTCCTCTAAGACAGGGGAACACATTTTAGATACGTACATGGAGAATACCGAGAAGGGTACACGTACTCTTCCCGATATGATTGACGACCTTTTTGACGGGTCAGGCGTATTTCGTTCAACTAACTTTGAGTTTAGATTCGACCCAGCCACAGACAAGATACAAGTTCGTGTCGGTCAGTTTGCAAACGCAACTGCTGGTTATCAGGACATTACAACATTTTTTAACGTCACAGGCACATTTAGCTCATCAACAACATATCAAAACTTCGATGTAGTAACAGACAGCATCAAAGACGTGTACATCGTACACGGGCTAACTTCAGGACAAACTTTTTCTAGCGAATCAAATTTTACATCGAGCAGCAACACAACAAAGATAGTTGATGTTTCCGAAGCACGAGCTTATGCCATAAAAGTAAACGGAGCCATTACAGGAACTGAGTATAGTGCAAAAGCCTGGGCTATTGGAGGCACAGGTGTAACAGGCGCAGCCAACGGCGGTAACGCAAAAGACTGGGCAACAAAAGTAAACGGCACAGCAGATAATGCAGAGTTCTCCTCGAAGGCCTACGCTCTTGGCGGAACTGGTGTAGACACCACCACTGGTTCTGCCAAGGACTGGGCTATCAAAACAGGCAGTACAGTTGGCAACACAGGAGAGTATTCAGCAAAGTTTTGGGCGACATCTACAAACGTAGTCACAGTTGCCAATGGAATTGCAAACATCAACACCGTTGCAACAGGCATTGCTAACGTCAACACCACAGCTACAAATATAGCTGACATCAACACCGTTGCTGGAATCAATGCAAACGTAACAACAGTAGCTGGGATACAAGCTAACGTAACCACAGTTGCAACGAACAATGCGAATGTGACCACAGTTGCTGGAATCTCGTCTGACGTTACAAGCGTAGCTGGTATTTCGTCTGCGGTATCTGCCGTAAACTCAAACGCTACGAACATTAATGCCGTCAACTCAAACTCAACTAACATCAATAGTGTCGCTGGTATAAATTCTAACGTCACTACTGTTGCTACTAACATAGCGAACGTAAATAGTGTTGCTGGTATATTCTCAGGGACACAGACGTTTACTGTTACAGTTGTGCAATCGGGTGGTAACAAGTTTGCAATAGACGGCGCAACAGCACCAGCTTTAACTCTTGTAAAGGGTTTTACATACACATTTGATGTAAGTGACAGCTCTAACTCTGGACACCCTCTAAGATTTAAAGACGCTTCTGGAAACTCTTTTTCTACAGGCGTAACAGTTAACGGAACGCAAGGACAGTCTGGAGCTACTGTAGTTCTTGCGGTTCCAACATCAGGAACACAGCCAGCAAGATATTATTGTACCGTTCATGGAAACGGTATGGGTAACTCAATTACCACGCAAAACAACGACATTGCTACAGTCGCAACAATATCCTCAGACGTAACTGCCGTATCAAACATACACGCAAATGTCACAACTGTTGCTGGAATATCATCAAATGTAACATCCGTAGCTGCCAACAACGCAAACGTAACAACGGTTGCGGGTTCAATCGCCAATGTAAATACAGCTGCGGGCTCAATCGCAAATGTCAACACAGTCGCTGGTTCAATAGCTAATGTAAACACAGTGGCAGCGAACGTCACAGACGTAAACTCATTTGCTAACACTTACGCTATTGGGGGTTCTGCTCCATCAAGCCCAACAACAGGCGACCTTTGGTATGATACGTCTGCAACGCAGATGAAAGTATATAATGGTTCTGCTTTTGTACTATTCGTCACAGGTTATGATACCGACAATCTACCAGAAGGCAGCTCAAACCAATACTTCACAAACGCAAGAGCAGACGCTCGAATCACAAATGCTTTCGGCAGTAACGTAACTCTTGGAGCGGAGCTTAGAGGCCCAGCTACATTTGTTATCGACCCAGCAGCAGTTGGCGACAACACAGGTTTGGTTCAAATCAAGGGAAGTTTGCAAGTAGATGGTACGACAACCACAGTAAATTCTGCTACTTTGGATGTGACTGATAAGAACATTACTGTCGCCAAGGGTTCTGCAAATGCAGCAGCCTCTAACGGAGCTGGGATTACAGTCGAGATTGGAAGCGGTACAGACGCAACATTAACATACGCAAATACGGATGATACGTGGAACGTAAACAAGAATTTAAAAATAAACGCAGCTTTAGCAGCGACACAAGACGACGCTGTTGCACTAAGCATTGCGCTTGGGTGATAGGAGAACTAGATGGCAAATACATTTAAAAATGCGACAGCACAAAAAGTAGATACAAGTTTTGTTACAGTATATGACGCTAACGCAGCAAACTTAACAGCAACGGTTGTTCTTGGTGTAGCACTCTGCAACAGAACAACAGGAACAATCAAAGTAAGCTGTGTACTCCGAGTTGGGGGTGCAGACGGAAGCTCAAACGCAAATCACCGATTGATACTAAACGACGTACAGATTTTATCAGGAGCTACCCTCGAAGTCATGGGTGGTCAGAAATACATACTGCAAGCAAACGACGACTTACAGTTTAAGTCAGACACTGCTGACAGCCTCGATGTTGTCATGGGCGTAATGGAGATTACTAGCTAATGCCATACTTAGGACAGTCACCCAAAGAAACGTTTAGCGCTGCTACTTCTCAAGTAATCACGGGCAACGGAGGCACGTCTTACAGTTTAAACACTGCTGTTTCTTCTCCCGAAGATTTAGAAGTATTTGTTAACAATGTCCAACAGCAACCAACAACGACTTACACTGTAAGTGGCTCAACAATTACTTTTGATGAAGCGCTTAACTCAACGGACACATGCTACGTTGTATTTCGTGGGGCAAGAAAAGAGTCACGAGTACACCCAGCGGGGCAAAACCTTCAGGCAGCAAACATTACTGCAACTGGAAACGCAACAGTTACTGGTGACCTTACTGTAGATACTAATACACTTTTTGTAGACGCATCAATCAACACAGTAGGTATATTAAACACTTCCCCTGGTAATTACTTGGACGGCGAGTTTACTGTAGGTAATAGCACCAAAGACCAATACATAAATGTTGTAACAGGAGCTGCTAATGCAGCTGGAATATGTTTTCAGGACACTACTGGCACAAGTATTGTGGGCGGGTTGCGTTACACACACGGAGATAATGGATTAGCTCTTTGGGCTGGGGGGTCAGAGATTGCAAGGATTCAATCAACTGGATTGAAACTTACTGCTGGAAAAGGAATTGATTTTAGTAATAACGCAAATGCTTCTGGTTCAGATACAGAGCTTTTAGATGATTACGAAAGTGGTACATGGACAGCTAGCTTCAGGTCTCACAGCAATGGAACAGAGACTACTCCAGCCAATCACGACACCACTACACAAGACACAGCTGCGGAATATGTAAAAATTGGAAGGCTGGTTTTTGTAAGTGCTTGGGTAAGCGTTGATACCAAGAACAATCACATATTTTTTGATTGCACGGGCCTTCCATTTGCTAGTGCTGCTGGCAGTGGAGGCGTCGGTATGGCTCTTCCTCATTTAAGAGGAATACGTTTTGGTTACAGCAGCACTTATATTATGGACAAAATTACGATTAGCGCTCAAATTTCTAGGGGTGGGCATACATCGTGTAGTTTTTCTACAGCAGCTACGTACACACCGTTTTCAGGGTATTGGCACGTTTTAAATATAAATGGTGGAAAATACGTTGGTTTTGCTGGAACTTACGAGGCAGCTTAAAGGAGATAATTATGGCAATAACAAAAAGAGAAGAAGTAGATAAAATTGAAATTGTTGGACAATTTAAAATTATTCAACAAAGAATATCTACTGTAATTGAAGAAGACGGCAAAGAAATATCAAGAGCCAATCACAGGGTGAGTTTTACGCCAGAGGACGACGTTTCTAAAGAATCAAAAGAGGTTCAAGATTTAGCAAAAATCTACCACACAGACGCCGTTAAGAAGGCTTACAAAGAATCTAATGTTCATCCAACTGTGAGAGATAACGAGGGTTCGTAATGGCAAGAAGTAAAATTACAGAGGCTTCTTTATCAACGCCAAGCCAGTTTTTTGCTGTTGGAGGCACTCTGACTCAGTACCGCAGTGGTGGGGTTACATACAGAGTTCACTCATTTACAGATACTGGTAACCACAAAATTGTATTCAACGCCACAGGTGCTGTTGATTTTCTTATTGTTGCGGGCGGAGGTGGCTCCGCAGCTGCTGAAGGCTACACGGGCTCTACAGGTGGCGCTGGTGCTGGAGGTATGGTCGAAGGCGCATCTCAAACAATAGCTCGTGGAGAATACACAATCGTTGTGGGTACTGGAGGTGCAAAATCTACAGACATAAACGCTCCAGGTAGTAATGGTGGCGACAGTTCCTTTAACAGTTTTATAGGCAAAGGCGGAGCTGGAGGAGGAGATTATGAAGGTGGTCAAAGAAATGGTGGCTCTGGTGCTGGTGGCTCAGAAGACAATGAACCAGGCGGTACATCAACACAAGACACATATTCTGGAACAAGTGGTGTAACTGGATTTGGAAACGCTGGTGGTTCTGGCGGGCCTTACGGGGGCGGTGGTTCTGGCGGTTCTGGAGGTGGAGGCGGAGCTGGTGGAGCTGGCACGAACGCAAATAATGCAACTGCAAACGGAGGTGTTGGGCGTGCAAACAGTTTAAGGACAGGGTCAAATGTAACGTACGCACGAGGCGGTAACGGATACGCACACAATGAAAGCTCCGTAGACGAAGCAGCAAATACTGGTAACGGCGCACACGGAGTTTCAAGCACAGGGGGCAATAACACTAATAGTGGTAATGGGGGCTCTGGGATTGTGGTAATAAGATATGCTTTATAGGAGTTTAACATGCCATACATAGGACGTGAGCCACTTAGCTCAGATTTTAAAAAACTAGATAACATCTCCCCAAACGGCGGTGCATCTTACAGTCTTCTATTCAATGGTGCAGCATACGACCCAGGCAGTAGCACTCGTCTTATCGTTTCGGTAAATGGTGTAACGCAAGCCCCAGACGTAGCGTACACAGTATCAGGCTCAACAATTACATTCACAGCAAACTTAGTATCTGGCACAGACGTAGTTGATTACATTGTAGGAATGGGCGACGTCTTCAATGCTGGTGCGGTTGCAGACGGTACAGTAACCCCAGCAAAACTTGCCTCGACTCTCGTCTTGGACGACACACCCATACGAACTAATATAAACTCTTTAAATAACTCGGTAACAGTTGCAGCCAATCAGAACGCTTTTGTTGCTGGGCCAATAACAATTACACAACCATTAACGATTAATGGGACATTTACGGTGGTATAGATGGCATCAGAGCTAACAGTACAAACAATAAAAGCACCGACGTCTGGTGGTAATGCCAACAAGATTTTGATTGGTAGCGGGCAAAACCTTATATCCCCTGGGCATGTAATTCAAGTATTAAACATGAGAACTGATGGTGGCAGAAGCACAACATCAACTTCTTTAGTTAATACTGATATGACTCTAACAATTACTCCAGTAGCAACCTCTAGTAAAATATTAGTTTGGGCAAATATGTATGAAGTTTATACTGGTAATACAAATACTTCCGTTATGTTTTCTATCAATAGGGGCGGAACTATTATTGGTGACCATGCTGGCGCTACGCTATTTTATTCACCAGCAAGTCAATACGGTAATGTTCAAATTCAATATTATGATGAACCTAACACAACATCAGCCACTGAATACAAAATTCAGTTTAAATCTAATAATGGTAACAGTGTATCCATTAACGGTGATAATACACAAAACCATCTTATGTTAATGGAGATTGCTGGATGAGTACGTTATTCGTAGACAATCTCAAGCCGAACCTATCATCAGGCGTTCATGCTAGCGGTCATATTGTACAAGTTACGGATATGACTAAAGTAACTGACTTGCAAGTTACTGTAAATAACTCCTCTTCAAACACAGCAATTACTCAAGTTAAAACAGACATAGTTCCAAAGTTTGCTAATAGTAAAATCATAATAAATTTTCATACTCAAATATTTGGCCCATCTGGTAACTATCTTGCGGTAATGATATTTAGAAGCATCAATGGTGGTTCTTTTGGACACACAACAGGAAAGCCACATGCTTTCATTGGTAACGGTGATTGGCATGATTGCCACATAAGTATAACTGATTCTCCGACATATACTTTAGGACAGACTGTAAGTTACATGCCGTATGTTTACACACACAATACGTCAGCGAACACTTATTTTGGATGGGGCTCAAGTGCTGGTGGTTCGATGACAACACAGTATCTTATGGAGGTTGCACAATGAGTTCAGTAATTAAAGTTGATGCAATCCAGAACCAGTCAGGCACAAGCGCCATAGCGATTGATGTCGGTGGAAGACCAGTATTGTCTGATGCTTGTGTTGCCGTGCAATGCTCTAATAGTAGTAGTTTCGGAACTAGCAGTAATAGCACTTACGTTGGTAATTATAAAATGCCTCTGCCAACATTTACTAGCGCCACTCGTACTGTCCAAGTCAACAGAGGCGGTATGATACTAACATTTCCAAGTTACGCTGGTGGCAATTATGCAAAAATTGTTGTACCTGTTACTGGAGTGTATGAGTACCGTTTTTATGGTGGATGTAGAAACTATAATACGAGCGATTGGTGGACTCACGGCCTTGAAGTAAATAGTGAATCAGCATCTGGTACTGGTAGTCTTACCCATAATCTTTGGAACTTTCAGATGAATAATTCCTCAGACCAAAATGATGATGAATTTGTTCCAACCGAACATAGTTGTGTTATTGCTTTAAATGCAAATGACTACGTTGTTCCATTTGTCCAATCAGTCCAAAGAATAGACTATTCAAATACTAACATGAGGCATGGATTTATATTCAGGCAAATAGGATAAAGACATGGCACTAACAAAACTAAATGACGCAGCAATATCTTCAATAACTAACGCTGGTTTGCCATCCTTAGACCATACGAACATGTCAGTTGGCAGTGTTTTGCAAGTTGTACAAGTTGCGACAGACCATCAACAAAATTTTAATACGACTGCATATACAAATCTAGGTAATTTTTCACCAATTATTACACCTAAATTCAGTAACAGTAAAATTCTAGTAAATGTCTGTTTACACTTTGGTGAAGGCGCTGATACTTTTCCATCATTTAAAGTTTATAGAACGCCTAGTGGTGGCAGCGCAGCTCAGATTGCTCAAGGTTCAAACCTTCGAGAAAGAGCATCTTTTTCATTTGTTGGAACAGAAAATAGTGGTCGTGACCAATATAGAATGACTTGTGTAAACTGGCAGTATCTTGATAGTCCTTCAACAACTTCTGCTTTAACGTATCGTGTTGATGTTAGTCCAATGAGAACTACTCCTAGACACATGTATTTTAATAGACATTACGAAATGAGTGACAATAACAGAGCTTCAACCATATCTACATTTACTTTATCAGAAATCAAACAATAAGGAGGCAATATGACTGACATAGCACAAGCACTTACGTCTCTCGAAATCAAAGAATGGGTATTGCGTGGCGAGCCCACATCTAAAGCTGAGTTCGAGAAGATGTTTGTAAAAGTAACTGGCGCAGATAAAGACGGAAGCGCCATAGAAAGCACTGACCCAAAGGACTTTGGTGTTACTTGGGATGAGGTAAAAGCAGAACAAGATAAGCTAATAGCAGCAGAGCCCATGAAGCTTTTACGTGCAGAACGAAACATAAAGCTTGCAGAAACAGACTGGTGGGCAAGCTCTGACCTTACAATGACAGATGCACAAAAGAAGTATCGTCAAGATTTGCGTGACATTACAAAAACATACGATAGTCTGGAGAAAGTAAAATGGCCTACAAAGCCATAAAGGTGCAATATGGAGTTAATGGTATGGAATGGAGTTCTAACGTTAATACTTGGCTTGGTCGGGTATTTTTTACGTGAGAAGTCTAATGAAATTAGTCGTTTGTCTATTCTTCTCAATAAGACACGAGAAGAAATTGCAAAAGAATACGTGACGAAAAAAGAAATGGAATCTGATATAAATAGGGTTATAGATAGATTAGATGCACTAGATTCTAAGATTGATAGGTTAATTGAAAAGAGAGGGCGATAATGAACGGCAAAGAAGGAAAAATAGAAAAGTACAATCCAAAGGATGCTGCCATAAACAGACCCATGAACAAAAAAGGTCATGGTTCTATAATGGCTGGCAAAGCGATTGTACGAAAGAGTAAGAAGATTAAAAGAACTAAATGACCCCACAGGCAAAGCTCAAAGCGATAAAGGAGCTTACAAGTTCAAAGGGTTGGACAGTTCTTTTAGATGTAATGAATGACGAGATTCTGGCGTCTGCCATGTCTATTGCTGAGTCAGCAAACATGGATTTGACAGAAATAAACTTCAGACGTGGCTCAATATGGGCTGCTAAGAGGATGCTCGAATTACCTGTACGTCTGCAATCAAAGCTGGAGTCGGAGGTTGCACTGTCTGATATGGACGACAGAAACAAGAACACAGGCAATAATGAGCAATAATTTAAATTAACCCCCCGCTTCGGCTGGGAGAATGGAGAAATAAAATGGCGACACCGCAAAACCCCCAAGACGCTATGGCTGCTGTAGACAGACTGGCCTCACAACAAATGGGCGTTAACCCTAATCAGGCGCAAACACCAGCACAACCAGCTACTGCCCCTGAGAAGAAAAAAGAGGACAGCAACGAAGGCAAAGCAGCTGAGAAAGGCAGTCCTGAAACTGAAGGTGACAAGATGACCGCTGAAGCAATCATCTATGAGATTGAGTTTGGCGATGGAAGTGACCCGAAGACAAAAAGAAACCTAACACCTCAACAAATTAAATCAACGTTTGAGAGGTATAGCGCTCTTAATTTTAAGAACGCAAAGTATAAGCCTGTTATGGATGTTATTGAGCAGTACATGCGCAAAAACCCTGGGGCGAATACAAAAGACGTTGCTCAGATTCTTAGCAATTTAGCAAAAGGAGAAGAAGCAAATCCCACAATGGGCAACACACAGGGCGATAAGCCAGGTGTTTATGAGAAAGATGCAGCAGTCAAGTCTGGAGACATGGAGGCAAGTCTTAAGAAGTGGGAAGAAGAAAACGCAGCTTCACTGCCACCTGGGTACAAAGAGATGATGATGTCTGGAGCCCAAGGAAATCAAGGCATGCAAGCTATGCAGCAACAAATCAACCAGCTATCACAGTTACTACGTGGTGTATTGGCTAACTCACAAGGAGTTGCAGACGCAGCTAAGAACCAAGTTGCCAATTCACAAGCACAAAGCGTACAGGCTGTACAGCAACAGATTGCTAACAATATTGACAAAGTACAACAAGCACTGGGTCTACCTGACACCGCTGCTAATGACTTTATGATATTTGCAGCAGAACGTGGCTTTACTATGGAAGATTTTGTTGACCCTCAAATGACTATTAAGGTCATGCAAGATTTTAAAAACAGCATGAACAGTCCAGAGATGGAGAGAATGAAGGCTATCGCTGAAAGGCGACAGGCATTTACGGGCTCGCTAGGTCAAACACCAGCAGCAAATCCGACAAATGCACCAGCCGAAGCTGGCTCTACTTTGGATAACTTGATTAACAAGACTATGTCTAGGAAGATGCAAGGCTAATAATTGTACAAAGCATTTGTGACAATATGTCACTTAATGAATCCTGAGTATTGTATTGTACTGGAAGACCAATACGGCCCGTACAAGACAGAGGAAATGTGCAAAAGACGTGCGTACGAAATATCAAGAAAAGTTCATAAAGGCTATCCTATGTACAAGTCTAAAAGGTTTAGATGTCCTAAAATTGGAGATTATGATTTATAGGGATGACAAGTACATAGTTTATAACATATCATACTAATAACACACAAAGTTGCGCTACGGCTCAATGTGTTAAAGAGTTTATGCGATGGTTAATTTCCGTAATGACTCGACTGTAAAATAACCGTAACTAAATGCTATAAGGAGGTAAATTATGGCAGCAATACAAGGATTGCGGGGAACAGGAGAGTTTTCATCTGATTTCCGCCCAAAAAATTACCGTGAGCTTTTCACATTGTTGGAACCAAACGGTAACGCTCCACTGAACGCTATGCTTGCAATGGGTTCATCCGAGCCAACAGACGACCCAGAGTATAAAAACTTTAGGGACGAACTACCAGAGCGTACTTTGAAAGTGAATGGTGCTGTTGCTTCAACATCAACAACATCAGTTACAATCGACGCAGCTGACGACAATAAATTCGCTGTAAAAGGCGCAATCATTGTTAACAGTGAGACAAGCGAAGTGATGCACGCTACTGCTGATACTACTGGCACTACCCTTACAGTGACCAGAAACATTGGTGGTACATCACATCAAATTGCAGATAATGCAATCTTGTTTATCTCTGGCTTTGCAGCGGCTGAAGGTGACACTTCTCCAACTGCAATCAGCTTTGACGCTTCAGTAGTCTCAAACTTCACTCAGATTTTTAGGACTGCTTTTCAAGTATCAAATACTTTGCAAAGCACATTTCTAAGAACTGGTGACAAGTTAGACGAGGCTATGACTAAGGCACTTAAGCTCCACATGTCTGACATTGAGCGAGCTATGTTCTTTGGTAGTAAGCACGAAGCTAACGGTTCAACTGCACAACCAACAAGGTTTACTGGTGGTCTATTGAACAGCTTAACAAACGTTGTAGACATTGCGACACAGAACGCCACTTTCGGTGGTACTAATGCTGGTACAATGACTGAAGATGGTTTCGACTCTCTTCTAATCAACACAGTGTTTAAGTTTGGTTCAAAACAAAAGATTGCTTTTGTTGGTGAAACAGTAGCGAACCACTTGCAGCAGTATGGCAAGGATAGATGGCAGCCTACACAAGTTGAGGGTGCTTATGGAGTTAACTTAACAAGGTATGCTACATTTGCTGGCGACTTGATGGTACACTTGCATCCGCAGTTCCGTCAGTTACCGCACATGAAGAGTGCTATGGTAATTGTTGACTTCCCGTTCTTGGTATATCGTTTCCTAGAAGGACGTGATACTCAGTTGCTAGAAAACAGGCAAGCCGTTGACGCAGACAGCGTCAAGCACGAGTACCTAACCGAATGTGGTTTGGAACTCTTGCAAGACAAAGTACATGCGTACATTAAAGGCTGGACTGCAAGGAAGAACTAATTAGGACGACCTTACAGTTCGATTGAGGCATAGTAAGGGGGCAATAATGCCCCCTTACTTTTATCAAGAGGTTAATATGACAGAGAAAAAAGTTAGAGCTAGAACGAAAAAAGGTCATTACAAATCTGATGACCCGTCTACACCAGATGTAAACGAGGCTTTCGTTCAGGAAGAGCCAAAAAAAGCTTCTGAGCCAACAATAGTTTGGTTTGAAAGCAGACAACCAGAAGCCAGCATGTTTGATGTAGCTGGTTTGCGTTCAATTAGACGATACTCAGACAATCATTTAGAATGGAAAGTAATGTCAGATGACGTTGCTAGGTTTGAGAAAGACCACTTTATTATGAATGGAAGGGTACGTAGGAAGGTTGGAAGCTAATGCCAACAGTTACAACTGATACCGCTACTGAAACAAGCAACACTAATCCTCACATACGTGAGAAAAACTCTCCCCTTGAGAGTCTAATATTTCAGGCGCTAAGACGTTACGGCGATTTTAGCCCTGGAACATTAGATGGGGATGTAGGCTTGATGTTCCTTGAGTTTGCAAACATGGTTGTTGACGATATACGTATGCACCCATACGCACCGTCAACCACTACCACCGCAACATCTGGTGACACAACAACCACCACAACAACAGTAAATGGCATAGATTATTATGAATCTTTGCAAGACGTTCGTGAGATTGACGATATTATCATAGTCCAAGGATTACTTTATCATTACGCTTTGCAACAAGGCAGTGAAAAAGTGTCCGTGTATTTACCAACATACAACACAACCCTTAATAGGCAGTTGTGGAGACAGAAGAATGGCAATACAAAGATACGTATGACTGTTGTGGATGACGGCACAAACAAAGGAAACATTAATAAAGGAAAAACAAATACAGTAAATGGAACGGTCACCTACTAATGTCCAGCACTATCAAGTCTCCAAGTGGGGTAAAAACCAAGGTATTTGCTTACGAGAACTTTCAAGGTCTTGATACATCTCGTGACATAACCTCTTTAGATACTGGTAAGGAGCAACACCTAAACCAGATTGTTAATGGCACGGCAGACTGGCGTGGGCAAATAGTTCGTGACGCATCAGTTGTATTTAGAAAAGGTGAGTTCAAAGTAAATCACATTCGCTTCTTTGGTAAGGACGAAGCTTTATGGGTAGAGCAAACAGGCTCTGGTCTTAACTTTAAGTCTGACAGAGACCACGAACTACTAGACGTACACCCAACAGCAGCAATAGTTTCTACTACAGTATTCAACCAATCAGTTCAGTTGGCTGCAAGAGCAAGGCCAATGTACCGATATGACGGCGTAAATTTTACAAGAAACCAATCACCGTCAATAAACAATTTGCAACCAGGGTTTCTTACGTCTGTGCAAAGACGTCTTGTAATTGCTGGAATCCCAGGTAGAGAAACGCAAGTACACTTAAGTCGTGTAGACCAAGACGAGATATTTCCTGAAGACGAAGACCCAGCATCAACAAACGTCTTGCGAGCTGGATTTATAGACATTGCAAACTTGCTTGGAACAGCTGACCAAATAACTGGTCTTGGCTCATTCGAGCAAAACAGATTGGCAGTATTTACTGCTGACCGAGCCATCATATTTAAAATAGACCCAAGTATAGATAACTGGCTTGTTGATGATAATGCAAACATCAACATTGGCTGTGCATCTCACAATAGCATTGTAAACGCTGGAACAGACCTGTTGTTCTGCTCAAGGTCTGGCATACATTCAATTAAACGTTCAGAAGACAACGGTATATTGGTTTTCTCATACAGTCTTTCAGATAAAATTGATATTTTATACAGAGAGCTATTTGAATCTGTAGAAGACCCAGAGCAGATTAGCGCCGTTTTTGACCAAGACACAGCACAATACCATTTGTTTTTCCCACAAGCTGGTGGGTTTTTATGTACAAGACTTACTTTATCTATGAACCCAGAAGGTGGTCAACCACAACCAAAGTTTAGTACAGGAACCTTTTTAAATTCTAGGTGTGGTGCGTTTCTTAACGGGAAACTTTTGTTTGGTACAACTGGTGGTGTTTTTGAGTTATTAAAGGTAGAAGAGGTTAAGGATAATTCTATCACTCCAGAACTAACAGTGACGACACCGCTTTTGTGGCATGGTAGTTTAGAGGATACAAAAGAAACATCGAGCATAATTTTGCAGATGGCTGGTAAAGGAAAAGTATCTGTAGAAGCTCAAGACGACAAAGGAAGGCTTATTGGCACAATGTTTATGGAAGTAGATGACACATCGGACGACAACTACTTTCAAGATGTGCCATTATCAAGGCAATATGAAAGAAAATGGCAACATAGGTACAGAGCAGCCCAGTATAAGTTTAAAACTGAAGGGGGTGACGGATTGCTTAGACTTATTGGTTTTGCAGTAGTAGTGAGGACATAATGGCAAGAATTAGACAACAGTTTCCGCAGAACTACGGCTCTTCTGGAAACATAAATACAGAATTTGAGAATTTATTTCGCTACTTAAATGCAGCAGAACTAGGCGATAATACTCTCGGTGAATTGTTACAAACAATTTTTAGTAGTACGGGCGAATGGCAAGGCCCAATCGAGTTCAGAAAAGATGCAAGTGGTGACATCCAATACAGGGTCGGAACATACGCAGACGACACAACTGGTTACATAACACTTGTTTCGGCAGCTGAACTACGTGGCGCATCAGGCGCATCTGTTGGTGAAATTGGGGCTCCAATTATTCACTCAAGACAAGACACAGTAATATCTGGCACTTCAACAACAGTCATTGACTATGCTCACTCAGCTACAGACGAACTTCTTGTATATGTAAACGGCATCCTGAAAAGAACAGGAGCTTCATTCGACTATGTTAGCAGCCCAACAGCTGGTACTAGCAGTAATGGAGCGGTTACGTTTAACAGTGCTTTAGCTAATGCTGATGTTGTTTCTATATACAAGATTAGGTCAACAGCCATAACAGGATTTACAAGGTCAGACACTGTAACAACAGGAAACCAAGCTGTGTTTGCTTTTGTTCACGACTCAACAGCAAGGCTACAAGTTTATAAGAATGGTATCTTAATGCGTGAAGGTGGTGCGAATGACTACACCACATCATCAACGACAAATACTGTTACATTCAACTCATCTGTTGCATCAGGAAACACTGTAACAATTATTACAGTTGAGAACACATCTGTACAAGCCGTAACAGGACACATGTTTGAACAAGACTTTGTTCACACAGATAGTGGTCTTATACAACTGGCAAAAATTAGAATAGACAACAATGCTATTGCCCAAGCAAAAGTAAATGGTTTGTCATCAGCTCTTACTGCAAAAGCGAAACTTACAGTTTCTAACTCTACACCATCATCCCCAGCAACTGGTGATTTGTTTCTTGATACATCGCAAACACCAAACCAGTTGAAGTTCTTTGATGGCACGCAGTTCTTAAAGACGTCTCCTGAATCATCTCTCCCGACCTTTACATCAGCTAACGCAAGTCAGTTTGTAAAGGTAAATGGTACAGGGACGGCTCTTGAGTATGGAACAGTCGACCTTTCCTCCGTTGTTCCAGTAACTCAAAAAGGTGCAGCAAACGGTGTGGCGTCTCTCGACTCAACTGGTAGGTTGCCTTCCACACAACTTCCTACCGTTCTTTCTACTGACAGTTTTTTTACTCAAGTAGGAACAGCTGCAAACCAAACATACGGCGTAAAAAGAATATTTAAACAAAAGATTAGAATAGACGGCATAGCAGTAAGAACCACATCAGGTACTTGTAGTGTGCAAATATCTGTAGATGGTGTTGGTTTGGGTAGCACACTTAGCGCCAGCTCTACGCCTTCTGAAACAGCATTAGGAACACCGATTGAAATAGATGCTTCTGTTTCATCAAAGAAAATAGAATTTATTGTAACCAACAATTCTTCAGCGAGTGTGTTAGAAGTAACTATGGCTGTAAGTGTGATTGCGAGTTAATATGTATGATAAAGGTAATAACGCATGATAATGAAAGAATTTCAAAATGGGCTAGTAAGCACCTTGAAGATATTACTTGGAACAGCCCTCAATGTTTTGGATTTGAACTCAACGACAAACTTATCGGTGCAGTCATCTTTAGCGAGTGGACTAAGAACGATATTCACGTCAGTGTTGTATCGACCAATGCTCGTATGTGGCAAAAGCGTATACTCCATATTCTCTTCCACTATACGTGGGTTACTTGCGGTTGTATTAGGATGTCTGCGTTGGCTAAAGAATCAAATAAAAAATCTCGTAGACTTCTTGAGGCGCTTGGTTTCAAGGAAGAAGGACGACTACGTAACTATCACGGCAGCGAAGATGGAGTCGTCTACGGTATCCTCAAAGAAGAATCCGAAAGATGGTATAAAACGCAAGAGAGGGAGGCCTAAAAAAAATGTCTAAAGGCGGAAGTTCACCAGCACCACCTGATTACACAGCTGAAAAAAGCCAAATCAGGAAGGACACAGAAAAGAAATACGGCGAGCAAGCTGAAGCTTACAACACTGCCGTAGATACATTTAACACGGCACTAGGCGGTTTTCAAAGCCAGTACGACAATCTTTCGAGTGCGCTTTCTGGAGCAAATGTATCTAATTTGTATGATGACCCTACGACGACAGATGTAAACGAGAACATCTTTGATGTGTACTCCCCACAGATAAGTGACCTCGCTACTGCTTTAAGTGGTCTTGATACAGATATAGACAAGCCAATATTTGAGTCATCTGTTGGCTCAGAGTATGGGCCTATTGGTATTACAAACATTCCAGACCTAAACAAGTTTTCTACAACTGATTTTGATACTCTCTCATCAAACATTAGTGGTCTTTCTGATACTCTTAATCAGTTAAAAGCAGACAGAGCAGCAGAAGAACAACGTATTACAGACTTTGGTCAAAGCTTGAACCAAGGTTTAGGTGGCATGGGTGTATCATTAGGTCAGTTAGGAATTTCAGACCTTGCATCTATGAATCAGCTAGAAAAACAGTTGTCAGACCTTAACTTGCAAAAGCAAGGGTTCTCGTCTGACATTATGGGTCAGTTTATGCCAGGGGGTTTTTCTAACTTCCAAAATCAATACGACACACTAACCGCTGGCCTTTCAGACCTTAGAGGTAGAAGGCAAACAGAGCTTGATAGAATCGGCACATTTGGCGACACACTTTATACTGACGTTGATAGCTACTTTGACAGGCTCGATAACCTTGGAATCGCAGATGAATCTGGCATCGGTTCTCTTATTGATGACATCGAAGATAGACAAAGACAGGCTGGAAGATTCTCGTCTGAACTTGGGTTTGACTTTGGTAATCAGCTAGGCGAGCTACAAGACGTTCTAGGTGATGTTAAAGACCTACAAAGCGAAAGAGTTGCAGAGCTTGCACGTTTAGAAAACGCAAAAGCAAATTTCTTATCTCAGGCTGGTAACGTTGAGCAAGCTGCTGAAGGTGGCAATATGTTCAGCGCTTCTATTCTCGATAATATTGATGACCAAATACGTGACCTTAAAAATGAAATTTCTGGCTTCTCATCTGAATTACCATTTGATTTCTCAGGAGCTACAGGCTCTATTGCAGACGCTGAAACTGCGTTGGCTGGTTTACAGGGCGAAAGAACAACCGCACTAGACGACATTCTTTCAAGAGTGCAAACAGCTGGAACGGGTATTGGAGACATTGCTCTATCAGACGAAGACGCCATAACTGGCAGACAAACAGACTTACAAAAGCTTCAGCAAGAGCTTGCTAAGTTTTCTGGTGGTAGAGTTGGTAACATAGGTGGTGAGATAACTGCGGGCCTCGACCAAGTAGATGCTCGTCTTGCAGACTTAGCAACCAAGCGTTCAGAGATTGAGACAGCAGCGCAACAACTTGTTGAAGACATTAACAACGCATCTTTTTATGGTGTTGATGACCTTACTGGTTCTCAAACAGCGTTTGACCAACAGAAAGCGCAAGTTGATTTATTTAACGCACAGCAAGCACTAGATGAAATTGCACAAGCAGAACAAAGGCTACAGTCTGAAAGACAAAGACTCGAAACAGATGCAGAAGCCGTTGCTGCTAGGTCAGGACAAGCACAGCAAGACTTACTTGCATCAATAGGGGCATCAGGTGTTCCTGAGTTTCAGAACTTCGCTCAGATAGACCCAATAACCCTAGAGCAATATTTAAATCTATTAGCTCAAGGTGGCGACGAAGAAGAGCTGGGAGCATTAGCAAACTTGCCTTCAGCGTTTAGTCAAAACTTAGGGGTTATAAGTGTATAGGGGCGTTAGCGAATGGCATTTAGCGCAATATTAGGATTAGCTGGTAACTTATACGCAGCAAACCAAGCATCAAAGGACGCAGCAGCTGCAAGGTCTTTGCAGATGCAGCAGATGGAATCGCAAAGACAGTTCCAAAATGCAAACTTTATGCTGGCTCAAGATGCACGTAAAGAGCGTAGAGAGCAAAATCAGTATCTACAACAAATAGAAGCTCTTAACAGGAGGCTTGCTGGACAGGAACGTGAGTTCCAAATGTCTGAGCTAGACAACTTTAAGAGGGCTTTGTTGAAGGAAAGAGAATCAGACATTGAACGTCAGATTCTTCAGGACAAAGAGGCTGCACGTCTTTCTACATTTAGACTAGAACAACTCCTCAAAGGACAGGACATTAGCGAGCAAGAGCGAGCTTTTGCTATACAACAACTTAACTTAGCTAGAGCAACGGCATCTGGTGAACGTGATGAAGAGCTAAGACGTTTCTTACAAGACAGAGCAACAGCACAGATAGAGCGTGACTTTCTTGTAAACATGGCTCTTGATGCACAAGATACAGCACGTCTTGAGCGTGCTGACGGTATGGCTGTGCGTGACCAAATACTTAATCAGATACTTGGATTACAAGGCGCTGTAAACCAAACTGCTTCTCAGCTTGGTTACGTTCCTATTCCAGCAGCTGTATCCGAAGGAGACATACAGTCAGAAATAGACAAGCGAACAGCTCAAAATATTTCAGACGTAGACCGAGCAGCAGAAGCGGTAGCTTCTGTAGGCGAGGCTGGTCTTATACGTCAGGGCATGGATGACAGCACAAAAGGCACAGCAGTTCGTGGTGATATTGCAGCACGTCTTGCAAACGAATATTCAAAAGCCAGAGATTCAGCTTATGACGATGCACTAAAATACATCTCTGGAAGAGAACAAGTCTTCGGCACAAATGTGGGCAACATTATGGATGCAAGAAGCAAATTGCTTGCAGAGACAGCTGGTGTAGCTGGTACAGGACTACAGCAACTAGCTAATCTTCCAAGCGCACCATCAGCACTATCAGGATTCAACTATGCACGAATGATACCGTCATCAATCATAAACAGAAACATTAGCAGTGCAAATGATTTTAGGGCTCCTGTTGCTATTGGCAGTTCAATATACAACAACCCAGCATTGATGACAGCAAACCTAGCCAACTACACCAGACCAACAAGCATGGCTACTAATCAGGGCTTTAATGTTAAGTCTGGCATATTCAACCCAGCAGCAGTCAGTCTTGATAGCTCAAACTATCTTGGTAACGCTACAAGTATAGGTAACCAAATGATGAGTCAGCTTGGCTCATACGCTAATAACATGCAAAACAGAGCCCAAACAGCTGGTCAAAACTTTGGTCAGTCTTTTGGTCAGTTTGTAAACGACCAATCACAGGCTGGGGGAATGACGTTTCAGTATGATGCAGACGGCAAAGTAATCCCAGGCAGTGGAGTAAAACAAAATGATGGTCTGTTCTACAGCATAGACCAATCATTTAATAAATTTTTTAATAACCTGACAGGTTCTTGAGGTAGAATATGGTAGATTTTGTAGGATTCGGGACAGGCTATAACAAGCAAATGGACTCAGACGAACGTAGACGTCTTGAGTTGGCTAAAGCTTTTAACGATTTTAGACAAACAAACCCATACGCTTCGCCTATGGAGATGCAGTCTTTTGTAGACCAAGCTGCTGCTGGCAGAAACTATCTTGCTGGTGGCATGCCTAGCGCAGACGTCTTGAATATTATTGGTAAGCGCAATGCTGAAGCACTGCAAGCCAAGAAAAACCAAGAAGCTCAAGCTGCTGCTGCAAGTAAATTTGATTTGTTTTCAAAAGCAGCAAACATAAGTGATGACCTTACCTTAAGGTTTGGCGGTAGTCCTATAAATGAAGAGACGGGTCTTCCTACAGAAGAATTTACAAAATTTTTAGATGAACTTAAAACACAAAGTGGCGTTGATTTTAGTGGTGTAATTACACCCAACAGAATAAACCAAGTTAGAACAGATAGAACCTTGACCCTTGTTCCCAAGGTTGTTGAGTACATGAAAAGCACAGACGGCACAGTTAGTGTAGAACAGGCTGCTGCTGCTTTGGGTGTGCCAAAATTTCTAGTAAAAGGTGTATCAGATAGAGTTAAGACCGTACTTGACAGAGAAAAAGAAACATATTTGTACGACAAGAAGAAAGACCTTCTTGCTCAAATCAAACCAATTATGGAGCGTGGAGGCGATGTTGAGGAGGCAATAGCTGCTTTTAAAACAGATGCAACAAGTTTTGGAGTAAATGAAACCGAACTAAACAAAGCTGTCGACGAAATGAAAACGGAATCCACTAGGATTAAAAAGAAAATTGAAGAAGACAGAAACTACGAGCTAGCTGAAAGAGTACAAAAAGCTAAGATTGCGTTTGGTAATGATGTTCAAAATGTTCCTCAAGTCAAAGTGGCTATTGCAAGAGGCGACATTAATACAGCCAAAAAGCTTATGGAGGAGTATCTTTTAAATAATTATACAACTCTTGGTGATGCCGAGAAAGCAGCCGTAATAAGTACCTTTGATACTATTATTGAAGGCCTAACAGTAGAATCTCAGTACGAACAAGACACTCTACATAACGAAAAGAAATCACTTGCAGACAAGACTGTGGCTGGCGTACCAGCAGCAGTTCTGAAGAAAAGCCAAGACTCTGCTTTCAACTTCTTTACAGGTGGCAAGAAAGGTCAAATCAATCCAGCAACTTCTGGAGAAGCAGTTGCAGCACCAGCCGTTGTTGCTGAACTAGCTAAGAAATATGACCTTAGTAACTCATACACATTGTCGCTCTTGTCTGACTACTTTAAGAGGCTGGGCAAAGAGGAAGGCTCTGATTACAACGCTGTTCTTGCTGGAGCAAACTCAATCCTTGAGAACTCACGTGGCGTAACAACGATTGAACAAGCTACTGAGTACACGCAAGACCTTACAAGGAGACAGCTTGGTGACTTTGACGGAGACCAGACTTTTGATAACTGGTTCACTAACGAGAAAACACAATACACTAAGAAGTTTGACGAAGCTAAAGCTGCACTAACCAGTGCATTACAAGAGTCTGACGCAACTGCAAAACTTAGAGCCCTTAGAGGTGTTGCTGCTGGTCTTAATCAGCTTCAACAAGTTACTGCTGAAAGCTTTAGAAATGCGTTTAGATATGCTCAAGGTAAAGACAGGTGGATTACTGCTGGAACCCCTGGCTGGAATAGAACAGACGTAGAAGGGTGGCAGAATGGTGTTAATACTGAAAAAGATGCTTTGATGAAGCAAATCACAGAACAAATTGCTATTGCCGAAAGACAAGTGCAGAACACACCAACCGCACCTACTCTTGTTGATAATATAAGTAGCCAAGAAAGGACTCTTAGAGACTCTAACATTCCTACTGTTATAGCAAGTCAGCAAGGACAGAGACAAAAAATGGTTAAGGAATTTATGGGTATACGAAACATAAAACGAGATATGATTAACAAGCTAGATTCAGGCCAGTATCAAGAGTTTCAACAAGACCCTGTGTCCTTTATCAAGCGATACTACAACACGTATTATTCTCAATGGATAACACAAAACAATAACGGGGATGACTTATAGGACGACTGTAATACAGCAATAATATAAATTAAACCTATCGGATAACTGGAGTACCGAATGGCAAACCAAACAAATTATGACGGCATATCATTTACACCACAAGAAGAGGGTGCAACAGACGTAGGATACCTTAACGTATCCCCCGACCAAATCACAAAAGACCCCCGATTTCTTACAGATTTGCGTAAATACTACGCAGACTACGGACAGTTTTATTCTACAGACCAAGAATACCTAGACGAATTTTACGAAGACGCTACTTGGCGAGACCTAAACACTGCTGGTGCAGTGATTGGTGCTACTTATACTCAAGGCGAGAGTAAAGAAACAAGAGCAAGAGCAAAACGTCTTGAGCAAGCATGGCGTCAGCTCCCAATGTTTTGGCAAGAAGGTGGTAGAGGCATTGCTTCTGCTGCGCCTGACATTGCTAAAGCTATTATTCTTGACCCAGTAAACCTTATTCCAGTTATTGGTGCGTACGGCAAAGCTGCACAAGTAGCAAAAGCAGCGTATCTAGCTGGTCAGACTGGAAAGCAAGCAACAATCGCTGGTGTAAAATCTGGTATTATAGGCGCTGGTGTTCGAGAAGCTGCAATCGGTGCTGGTGCAGAAGGCGTAATTAGTACAGCAAATCAAATTAGAGATGTACAGCTTGGCTTGGAAGACGAAGTAAGCATTGGTCGAGTTGCAAAGGATGCAGTTATTGGCGGTGCTACTGGTGGACTTATTGGTGGTGGCGTTCTTGGCCCAGTACCAGCTGTTATTGGTGCAAGACGTGGAATTAACACAACAGCAGCCCAAACAGACGAGCTTATAAGCAAAGGTCTTACAGGTCAGCAAATCGCAGACACTGTAGCAGCACGTGGCGTTACGGGTTTTGACGAACTTGTTACAGCATCAAAAGATACAGACGCATTTATCCAGCCAAGTGATGCAGCGACAACAGAAACAACAGCGACCACAGAGTCACCTACAGCTGAGATTGATGAGAAAATCAATCAAATAAAAACTTTCTATAAAGAAGAGCAAGACCTACTCGATAGTCAGCTAGACGACGGCATAGACCCAGACATTGTTGCAGAAACAGAAGTAAACCTGAACGAACTGGCTGCACTTAGAGAGTTTGGCGAGAACCTAAAAGCAGAACAAATAGAAATCAGCAAGCTTGAAGCCTCAAACAATCCTAACTTAAGGGCTCAAGCTCAGAAGCGTCGTGCAATTTTTGAAAGAAACTACTCAAAGTTTAGACGAGCAACAAGAGGCGGTCTCAATTTATCTGAAATCAACGAGATTCTTGAGCAGTATAGAGCGAAGCCAAGCGACACTGCTGACGCAAACCCAGTAGAAACAGAAGCAACAACAACTGAAGCTACTGGCGAAGGCACTACAACCACAGAAGCAGCGCCCGAAGGACGTACAGAAGGCGCAGTTTCAGAAGCTGACACCACTACTACCACTACAACGACTGAAACTGTGCCAGCAGACGAGACTGTTACAGCCACTGTCGAAGTTAAATTCGATGACATGCCTTTCAGAAACGAAGCGCAGAAAACAAAAATACAATCAAGGTTTAACGAAGAGTACACCCAAGAACAATTTGAAGCTGATTTTGCAGCTGGCAAAATTTCTGTTGGTAGGGATGGTAAGTTTACACGAGATTCTGTTGGCGAGGTAACAGCAAGCGCATCATTGGCTAGGGACAGAAAAGCGTTCACAGAAATGATGGATTCAGGCAAAGCTGAACCAAATGAAACTACAGTTACAGCAGAACCAGAAGCTAAGACAGACGAAATTATTATTGATAGCGAGTCACGAGGAAAAGCTTTAGCAGCTGGTCTTGACCCGAAAGATATTCCAGCAGCAGAGGCATCTGCTTCTGGTCGTGTTACAAAACGACAAGTTAACAAAGCAATTAATGCTGCAAAGAACAATCCTCCATCTTCTTATGCACAACAAGTGCAAAGGGACTTGGATACGCTTCTTGCAAACATTGGCAATGACATTGACGTAGACGAGAACAGTCTTAGAGCTTTGATTAGGGTTATGTCCCAGGACAAAGCTTCTTACAAGTCTGACCCAGACGACATCTTGGCATTGTTTGATGAGTTCAGCAAAAGCGGTATGGCTACAGGCGATAAGGCTTTTACACAAACAGAACTCAAAAAGATACGTCAGCTCGTTAGAAAGATTCGAGACCCTAAAGATGGCAACCCTGAGTTTTCAAAAGAAACAGCACAGATACTTGCAGAGAGACAAGTTCTCAACGCAAGAGACAATCCTGAAACGCAGACCGAATCACTGGTTCGCTCTGTTCAAAAGTCTATCGACAACAAAGGCATTTACGAAACAGCTGGTAGAGATACACGTGGACGTATCCAAGCTATGCTTCGTAAGAGTTCCGTAAACGTAAAACCAAACGAGTTTGCAAAAGAAGAAGCTATTATTAAAGCAACATCTGGCAAGGGGCCAGATGTTGTTAAGTATATCTCTGGTGGCGAAACAGCTGTAGGCCCAGATGGAAGAAAGATTCGTGTAAAAGCTGGCACTACTTTGTTTGCAGACGGCGTAACAAAGAGAAGCTTTGTAAGCTACGAATACCTTATGAAAACACGTGGTGTGAACATCGGTAAGAAATCAACAAAGAAAGTTAAACAGCCTACAGACGAAACACCAACAATTACTAACGAGGTTGTTCAGAAGCTTGTTGCTGATTTACAGACTGACGGAGATACAGACAAGTTTATTAGAACTGTAAAAGCACTTCAAAAGAAAGGTGCTGGTGTACCTGAAGAGCCTTCAGCAACTGTAGACGTACCAACAACAAGTGCTGGTAAGAAACTAATTATCCGCTCAAAGAACAATGCTGCTGATGTTCGTATGATTAGCCAAAAGCAAATCAGCGAAGGCAAAGGCATAGAAGCTATTATCGGTCAAAAGGGTGGGCCTAACTCAAACCCAGCAAACTGGGATATTAAATACGCACCTTTTGATGCAGAGGCCAAAACGTTACGAGCAAGACAAGAACTATTTGAAAGCTTACCTTCTGGCGAAGTCCCAGGGCAAACACGTGAAGACGTTATTAAAAAGCCTATAGACGAAGCTGAGTTTAATGAAAAAGAACTTGAGCTAAGTGAAGCAGAAGTAGCCATTGTAAACAACATCCTTGGTGAGATGGGTTTCCGTGGAGCCAATGGATTAAAAGGTAACTCGATTACTGGGCAAACCTTAATGGTTATGGAAGATAAGCTTAGTATGGGTGGGTGGCCTGTAAAAGAAAGTGCAATGGATGCACGTATTGAGCAGATAGCTTTCCTTGAAAACCTTATGGCTAAGATTGCACCTGATGGTGTAAACAAACCTGTTCAAACAAGGTCAGAAGCAAAGCTGGCTATAGAGAATATCTTTGCTGGTCACTCATCAGAAGAGATTGCTGGAGCCAAAAGACTTATTGATATGCTTGGAGGAGACCCAGACAAGGCTCCCCTAATCAGAGGCAAGACGACAGATACTATCGGGGCATACAGAGGTTATTACACACAAAGAGATAACGCTGTAACCATGAGAACTGGTCAGGGTCGTGGCACTGACATGACTCAGCTTACTCCCACAATAAACGTTTTGTACCATGAGGTTGGTCACTGGGCTTACAGAAACATTCTGACACCAGAAGACAGGGCTCAGTTTTGGAATATAGCCAAGACACACTACAAAGGAGGCAAGATAGATTCTGACTCCATAGATGAATCACGCTACCTTCAGAACCAAACAATTAGCAAAGAAGGTCGACCTGATTATGTTGTAAGACAACCTACAAGCCCACAAGAATACTTTGCAGAGCAGTTTGAAATGTGGGTCTCTCGAAAGAAAGCCTCACCAGATTTGGCTACAGAGAAGTTTTGGCAAAGGATTGCTACGTACGTCAAAGGTATCTTTGACAGATACTACTATGGCGCTGAACTAAACCCAGACCTAGAGCCTATCTTCGCTAAAATTATTCCTGATGTACAAGAAGAAGTTACATTCCGTCTTGGTGTAGATGACAAGCCAAAGACTGATTTCGGACGGCACATACAAAAGCGTCTTGTTCAGTTGCAAATCACTAAAGAAAACCTAGAAAGTGCAATAGGTCGTGATAGCGCAGATGGAATTGTTGAAGCTCACAAAGAGCTGCAACAGCTTCTGCTAGAGATGGTTCCGAACTCTAAGGTAGTGGCACGAGATGGTGCAGAGAACGCTATATTCTCTCCACTAAGAAAAGGTGCAGCTGGTAGAAAAGGTATGGTCAAGATTATTCGTGACCGAATCAATAACTACGACGAAATGATTGATGGCAAACAGTACGGTACAGACGACGGGTTTGACACACGTAACTATGGTGACTTTTCAACTCAAGCAGATATGGAGAAAGTAGCTGAACAGTTAAAAGACTTTTACTACAACGGTTATGGTGGAACATTTGTGCCAGCTGAAGGAATCCCTGGTCGAATAAAAAACCTAGAGGCTTCGTCTACGCAAAACCTTATTGGCATGATTGATAAGCAGCTAAACTCTGTTTATCAAAAGGTTGAAAACACCACTAATCTTATTGGTGGTTCTAAACCAGACATGGCTAACAAGCCTCCAGTGCGCTCAAACGGCAAGGTTCAGCCAAGCAAAACAGCCAAGAATACAAAGATTAAGAACGAAAGAATTAAAGAGCAGACCCTTAACGAAGCTGTGCAAGTTGCAAAAACAAAGAAGAATAGCAGAACAAGGGTTACTACAAAGAATACACCAGCAATCAATCAGAACTCAGCTGAATCAGTCAAGGGCAAGAAGCTTAATGACTTGCTTGCTTTGTTCAGAAAGCATAAAGGCACAGAGTATGGTGACCAAATTGGTGTAGAGATTGTAAACAAAATCAAATCTCAGCCAGCGCCAGCCAAGCAAGTACGTGTTTCACGTGGAACATTTAAGCTAAGTGGAGATGCTCTTGAGTCAGAACTGCTAGATGCTCTGCATGTAGGAGACAAAACTAGGGTAGATGAGGCCTATGCTGAAGTCGTGCGACGTGCAAACAACAAGCGTGCGAAGTCACAAGGTGGTGCAGCTATACTCAAACCTAAGTTTAAAAAGTCAAAGATGGCTATTGCTACAGAGATAGCTCACAACAAAGGTGTCGTTAGAAACGATGGTATACCTTCTGCTGCTCGTGCTTCTGTAAGGGAGATGTTGTCTTACATCACTCACAGAGACACAGAGATGCAACAGGTCAGCAGAACTATTGCATACAGAATGATGAACATTCTTAACAAATCATCTTATGGAACTATGCAAAACGCCAACAGAATTACTATGGACATCATGGCTCGTCTTGGTAGGGGTGACTATGCTGTAACGGGAGATGGTGCGTTTGGAAACTACAACCTCCCAGACTTTAAAAACTTTAGAAATACAGTAAGACGACTGGCTACATCTTTAAACAAAGGCGAAGATATAGACAGCGGTATTACAGAACTAAACAATATGGTCATTCGTTCTGGAGCATTGCCACAAGACGAGATGGACGTAATAAGGGCTGCTTACGATGCTCTTGATGACACAGCAAAAGCTCAAGTTATTGCCAAGCATGGAAGTAAGTACGAAGGTTACTATTCCATGACCAGAGATGAGATGCTGGCTAATGAATGGTTTGGAGATTCTATATCACGATACATGAAAGAAGACATAACTCGTGATGACATTCTCGAACTAAGCATATCTGGCGACACACAAAACATAGCCAACATAGCCGTTCTCGACAGGGCAATAGACAGAACCATAGAGTATTCTTCTTACATTGCTAATGGTCAGATTGGTAGACAAGACGTTAAGAACGCTTACAGACGTGTATCCATGTATGGCGACATGTTTGAAGACAATGCTGCTCGACCACTGGCTGGTTCGCTAGAAGGCAAGTACCTTACACACCCAAGCTATGCAGCTGATTATGCACATGACAGTTTCATGTCTATGTCTAAAGACAAGAAGACAAAGATTCTTAGGTTTGTAAAAGGCGGATACGGGTTTGATGAACCCAATCAAATGCCATTGTTCTTTTATCATGGTACACCACGTGGCAACAAATTAAAGAAATCAAACAATCCAAACGTGCAGATGCGTCCGTCTGATATAGGGTTGTACGGCCCTGGCATTTACGTAACAGAGAATCCTTTTGTTGCATCACAGATGTATGCAAGGACACCAACGTTCAATGCAATGGTTGATGCAATAGATGAATCAAACCTATCAGACATTATTAAAGAAGATTTGCACTGGGATGCTTTTGAACTTACACAAGTAAGACGAGACATTGGAAAGCTAAGACGACAGTATGCGTCTTTGCAGCCAGATGCTTACTTGCAGCGGGAGATTGCAGACGAGAGGGTTATCGTTAAAGAACAGCTAGACGAACTCATACAGGTTGAGCGTGGTTTAGTAGCAAACATGAAAAATAATGGCATGGAGTTTGAGTCTGATGTCTTGCCTACAGTTATAAAACTAGATAGCCCAGCAGACTTCAGAGCAACAAGTATATATCAGTCTGAAGACGACCCGTTCTTGCAAGCTATCATGGCAAAGTTTAACGAAGAAGACGTGCCAGCAGAGATGATTTCTTCTCTTAGCATGCGTGGCGTAGATGGCAGAGCATTTGGCCCAAGAAGTGGAGAAGATATTTATAATTCTGTTATTGATGCTTTTGTTCGCTTCGGTGGCAGAAGTAAGACAGGCGCTCAAGCAGAATTTAACAATATGTTACAAGAGATGGGATACGATGGTCTCTTAACTACACACAGAAATAGTTTGAATGATGGGGATGAGTTCGTTCAAACTAATAGGACTTATGGCGCTTCAAGTATTCAACATGAAACAGCTGTTTTGTTTAACTCAAATCAAATTAAACACATCGACGCAGATGAGTTTAACGATATGGAATATGGCATCTATGCACAAACCACAGGCAACCCAATTCCAAAAGGTGCTGTAGGAAGCATGGCAAGGGGTCTTCAAGACGGAGACTTTAACAGCATAAATGACATTCCTGTCGGTGAGTTTGGAGAGCTACTAGAATCAGCTGGCGGTGACCCAAACTATGTTGGCGCTCTTATGTCTCTTATGAGAAAGAGAACGCTTACACCAGCCGAAGAAGAAACAATTAGAAAGTCTAGCCCTGTTGGGTTCCTTAAATCACAGTCTAACAACTTGAGAGATATGGGTGCTAGGTGGCTAGGCGACTGGTATGAAAACCATTTCCCTAATTTGAACCAACGCTTTGCTGGCATATACTTTCCAATACAGAAGGCAATGAGAGGTTTGCCTGACTCTGATGGAAGCCTGAAAAGATATTTTAAGAAGTCTGTAAATGTTGGGACAACAGTCACAGACAAAATTGCAGAGCAACCAAAATCACATTCTAAGATTGTAAAAGCTTTACGTTACGGAGATGGAAGCCGTCAAGAAACAGCTCTTACCGACCAAGAACGTGTTGTTTACAGGCAAATTAGAAGTGCCTTTGAAGCAGAAAGACAAGCCATGTTAGATGCTGGCTTGATGGTTGGCTATAGACAAAACTATTTCCCACAAGTTTGGAACGCAAAAGCTATTGGCAAAGACAGAGATAAGTTTCTCGAAGTTCTACAACGATACTACAACAAAGACGCACTTCTAAATGGCAGAACACCTACAGACGAAGAAGCAAAAGACTTTGCTGAAGGCGTTATGATGAAGCTTGTAGATGATGAGGATGGTGCAGACGGAACATTTATTCCAGTAAAAGGCACAACAAGGAGCCCAACATTTGACAACGTTGATTACTCAAGGGTTCTTGAGCTTGATAAACCAGAGTTTATTGATGAGCTTCGAGACCTAGAAAAGTATTTAGAGAGTGACCTCGATGCGTTGCTTGTTAAATACTTTGAGGGTAGCTCAAGAAAGATGACCCATGTGGACGAGCTTGGTATTAATAGCCACGCTGTTTACGATTACATGCAAGTAGCTGAAGAAGGTGTGCAAGGAATTGCAAAACTTCTATCAACAAACAAACAGTTTAGGTTTGACAGGAGTGCAACAAACGCATCTGGCATGATGGAAACATTTACTTTGCAAGACGTAATACGTATGCCGTTTGCAAACAGTGATGCTGAAGCTCTTAGATTTGCAGAGCAGTTAGTGAACACACATAATGGTGCTGGCGCTCCAGCTGCAAGACAACTTATATATGCGGTAGCTCCAATAGACCCACGCACTGGCAGAATGAACCAGACATATAAGAGACGTGCTGATGCAATCGTGCATGCTCTTGATGACTTCAAAGGCAAAACAGGAGTGTTGCAACCACAAGACTATGACTTTATCGAGCGTTCTTTGAAGCCTGTTATGAAGAAGCCTCTAACAACTATGGGAGGCAAAGCAATACAAACAGCCTCAAGGAATTTAAGATTCTTTAACAACATTACGTTGCTTTCATACACAACTCTTACATCACTTGGTGACTTGGTACTTCCAGTCATTCGTTCTGGAAGTATGAAGTCTTGGATGAAAGGCATGTTCAGCCTGAGAGATGCTGAGATGAGGCAAGCGATTAGAAACACAGGCGTTGCTATGGAGAACATCATTCACGAAAGAATGATTCATCTGTATGGCGCACCTGATGGCAAGGCATCACATGCTTTCTTCAATGCCACGTTGCTTACAGACTGGACTGATATGAACAGACAGATAGCAGCAGCAACTGGTTACAACTATTTCCAAGCTATGCAGACGAAAGCATTTAACAACTTCAAGGAAGGTGTGCCTTACGCACAGCAACCAGCATCATACAAAACTGCACACAGAGCTTTGAAGATGTATGGTCTTGAGATGTATTTGCCTGGGGCAGAAGTAAATCCAAAATCTCTTGGCGATAAAAACGTCTTGCAAGACAAGCATGTTAAGATGGCTATGATAAGATTCGCTGATGATTCTATCTTCCAACCTAATGCAGACGACGTGCCAATGTGGGCTCAGACACCAATAGGTGCGCTTGTATTCCAGCTCAAGTCATTCCCGCTGATGATGACACGTCTTACAGGACACGTCTTGAAGGAAGCAAACTCTGGAAACTTTGGCCCACTGTTAGCTTTCGCAGCTCTTGGCCCAACATTTGGTATGGGAACTCTAGCAGCAAAAGATATTTTGCAGTCACGTGGTGGCGATGATGGTAGAAGCCCAGAGACTAGAAAGAGAAACATTCTTAAATCTCTAGGCTATGACAAGAAAGTACACGGAGATGAAGACAACTTCCTTGGCTGGTATGTTGAAGGTTTAATTGTAATGGGTGGTCTTGGTCTTATTGGAGACATGATGCACACAGCAGTTGAACAAATAGACAACGGAGCTTACGGACGAGAAAGAATGTGGGGAACATTACTCGGCCCAACGTTTGGTCTTGGCAACTCAGCAGCTAATGTTTTTGCTGGTATCGGAGCAGAAGAAGGAAGCGGTAAATCAAGACAAGCAGTCAGAGAAATTGCCAACAGGATACCAGTTGTCGGTGGTAACAGAGCAGCTAAAGAAGCTATCGTTGATGCAGTTGCTGGTGAATCTGATGACAATTCAAAGTCTTATCTAAGGAGCATCACTAAATAATGTACGAGTACGCCATAAAAGAAATAACCAAAGTAGTTGATGGCGATACTGTCGACATGGTGATAGACCTTGGCTTCAGCCTTACAAAGAAAGAACGTGTACGTCTTGCTGGTATCGACGCACCAGAAAGCAGAACACGTGACCTCGATGAAAAGCAGATGGGGCTCGAAGCAAAAGCATTTCTTACAAGACGTCTTGCTGACGGCGAGCCTTCAGGTCTCAAAGTTAAGACAGAAAAAGACGGCAAGTATGGTAGAATGTTGGGGTGGATTTACATAGGACAGACGAACTTAAATGAAGAGATGGTCTATCGTGGTTACGCCTGGGAGTATGACGGAGGCAAGAAAACAAAAAGCCTAGACGAACTGAAGGCGAAGCGATGAACCAAAAAAAACTACAAGTAGAATCTAAGTATGCAGAATATGATGAAGACGGTGATGGCATTGTGAGTGATGAAGAACTTGCTCACGTAAAGACTATAAAAGAAACCGAGACGAGTTTACGAAAAAATTTAGCACAGTTACGCATGGCTAGGTTCACACTGATTGCTATGGGTGCATTTACTGCTGCAATGTTTTTCGTACCAATAGAGCGAGTACAAGCTCTAGCGGATATTAGTAACCTATTCTATATATCAGGCGCTGGAATAGTCGGCGCATATATGGGAACAACAGCATGGATGGCAAGAAAATGATACAAGCACTGATTGGCCCAGTAACAGGGCTACTAGATAAATTTATAGAGGACAAAGACCAGAAGAATAAAATTGCTTTTGAATTAAGCACGATGGCAGAACGTCACGGGCAAGAATTAGCACTGGCTCAGATAGAAGTTTTAAAAGAAGACGCTAAAGGCAACTGGTTTCAGTCGTCTTGGCGACCCTTGATTGGCTGGATTTCTGGCTTATCCCTTGGAATCAATTACATGGTCGCACCGATTTGCGCTGGCTTTGGCATTATGATACCACAAGCAGACATGTCCGTAATGATGCCATTGATGTTTGGCATGCTCGGAATTGGTGGAATGAGGAGCTATGACAAGATGAAAAAAACTGATACGAAAGGAATCAAATGACATTTAAATTATCAGAGCGAAGCCTCGGCAAGCTTGAAGGCGTGAATGACAGCATGAAACTTGTTGTTATGAAAGCCATAACCCTTACAAAAATTGACTTCGGAGTTATTTGTGGTCTGCGAACTCAAGAAGAACAAGAGGAGCTGGTAGCAAAAGGTGCATCCAAGACGATGAAATCACACCACCTTACTGGCAACGCTGTAGACTTAATGTGTTACATTGGTTCACGAGGTTCCTGGGAATTAAATTTGTATGACGACATTGCAGACGCAATGAAACAAGCAGCCCAAGACGAAGGAGTTGGAGTACGTTGGGGTGCTGCGTGGCAAATACCAGATATTCGAGAATGGGATGGGACAATGGAAGAAGCTATGAACGCTTACGTAGATTTACGTAGGTCACAAGGCAGACGTCCTTTCATTGACGCTCCACACTTTGAACTCAGCTCATAACAGGTTTGTAAATAAACTACTTATTATTATTGTTTTAGTCTGCTGGATACTTGATGACCCTTCGGCATTGCTTCTTCTGTACAATGGGGTCTCTCTTTTGTTCAAGTAAGTTAGCCATAACCAAACAACTTGCATGGCTAGTAAACTCTAGTCTGTGTAGTTTTACTTCCGACGACTCAACGTCTGGAACAATCAGCAACCACAAGCTGTAAACAATTACTTCCTTCATTTGAAAGACCTGTACTCAACAGTCTTGTTCAAATCTCTAGCTACCTTTATGCCTTGCTTCATCCCTTTCGATATACCTCTGTCTGTATAGACGACCACATAATCTGCAACATCATACCACTTAAATGCAGCATCTAATCCTATTTGCCTTTCTGACTCTACGTCTTCGTCTAGCACTTGCGTGTAGAGTAGGTGAGATAAAAAAGGGCTCTCGCCCTTTTTTAATGAATCAAGCATACACTTACGTGCGAACTCTCTATTTTTTTTTCGGTCTGCCTCGTTTTGCCCTTTGTACGGGCTTTCCACTATTACTTTCATTTGTTATTTCTCCTCCAATAGCTCCATAAGCACACAAGTCCACCCATGAATCTGCATGCTCTGGTGTTTTTATAAGCCGTGAAATCTTTAAACCCATCATACACATAACAACTTGCTCGGCTGTTATCTCTTTACCAAGAATCACAGACCAAATCTTAGCAATGTCCTCATGGTTTTTCTTTGCTGGCCCATACACTTTAGCTCTATCACTATTGATAAGCTGGTCTGCTGTACCCAAAAACGAAGTGCGATTAAATTTTTTCTTACTCATTTTTCATTCTCATTTTTATTAGTTGTATCTGTGCCTCAAGCTCTCGCTTCTTGTGGTTAAGTTCCACAGTCTCCTTGCGAAGATGCTTACGTTTATCATTGGCTTTTGCAAAGTCATCCTTCTCAAGATTGCTTCTTGAAATGCGCTCTAGTATAGAGTTGATTTCGTTCTCGTTATGCTCGATGTCTTTCATAACTTCGGAACGTTTCTTGTGTAATGTTACAAATTTATTTTCTAACTCTTCATACTTCATGTCAGCTTCCCTTCGGCAACGGTTCATAAAGCTCGTAAAAGTTACACAGTTCTCTGGCACTTCGTTCGTGTTTCTGGCAATACCAGTCACCATCTGACTTGGCGATTGCAAACCTACACGTCGTGCATGATTTAGGAACATCAATTTGTCCCCAACACGCACCCCTTTTAAAACACCCTCGGCATCTCCAATCTGTTTCGTCATTGCTAATCTTCCTCGCTTTGTTAAGTAAAACCCTTTCAATCCGTTCTTTAATAAACATAAACTCAAGGTCATCATAATCCACAATCTCAGAATGGTATTCGCTAGTATTCTTATTGATTGCTATAAAAAAAGATGTCGGCATTTGCGACATCCCCATCATCATTTGTAACTGTGAGTAGTATCTTGGATGTGATTTCTTCACACCATCTTTATAAAACTTTTTCCATGAAGCATCGTTCATGCTTTTGATTTCAAGAACATGCAAGTCTTCCTTGCTTTCGTCTAGCTGTATGTGTCCATCCATGTGACAGACGACATGACCCCCTAGTTCTTCGTATGTATGTTGTCTTCCAGTCAGTCCGTCTTTTTCCCAGACTCTGACATCTGCTTTAATTTTTAAATCTCTAACGACTTCGTCTTCAAGAATGTGACCGAGTCTAAATATTCTTTTTAATCTTGGTGTCGGTGGATTGTTCGGAAACCCACGCAGACTAAATGCTATCTCAGCATCACAAGCAGTACCAATCATAGACGCACCGATGTAATCTCTGGCTTTCTCTCTTGGTTCTTTCTCGTAGCCCTCGTCTATTGCTTCTACTACTTTTTTTGCTTCGACCATATTAAAACCTGTATAAAAAAAGAAGGAGTGGGGAGGATTTCCACTCCTTCTTTGCTAGTGACTAAAACGGAATTTCGTCGTCTAAGTCTTTATTATCTGAGGGAGAATCAGACTTGTCAGACTTAGCGTCTGCCTTAGTAGGCATAAACGACTTGACCTCTGAACTCTGTCTTTGAACCCCATCGTCACCAGTCCAAGGCTTCCCTAAACCGACTCTGATTTTACATTGCAATCCTTTCAGAGACGCAACATCCCCAGGCTTGTCAGGTGTTGAGTGTCCAGCACAGACAAGAAATGATTTCAACTGTCTGAGAGCAATCTCTTGTGCCTGACTGCTGGTGTGCTTGATGTTCAAGTTTACCCTTATATCACCTTGACCATCGACATCATCGAAGTCAAGAACCAATTTGCGGTTGTTGGTTGCACCAACTGGTTCAAGGGATGCACTCTTACATTCCACTGTATAAACGCCTTGTTGAAGACGTGTGCTTCCTGACCCTTCTTCAACTGAAGACAAGTCAAGATTAGTAAAGTTCCAATCACTCATATTTATTTCTCCTCGGCAGTAGCCATTCGTGTTAATAATTCAGTGACATCATCCACTTGTTCAAATGGTTTCAGTACACTTTTTGGGTCTCTGGTCTTGCCATGCCACCCACTCACTTCGTCCGTAACGATATATCTCTTAACCTTTGGTAAACCCTTATCGTTTGTCTCTGTCCGTCTCACACCACACAAGACGTGGTCAAACAAAGCTGGAACTTGTTTCGCAACAGAAGCTCCTTTTACCATTGGCCAATAATGAGTTACATCATTAGCGTCCTTCTCCTCCTTCGCCAAACAGGTAACGTAAACGTGCATAGGCAAGTCACGTATCCACTTCAAAGCACCAATCATAATACGTGCATTGTCGCCCCATATTTTAAAGTTGTTGCTCTCTCCCTGATTTTCTTGCTCAAGATGCTCCATCAATCTGTCTGACATCTCTGTCAAACTATCAATGGCTATCCACTTGTAACCTTGCTTGGCAAATTCTTCCGTCTTAATCATCTGCATAATTCCACGGAAACTATACGTTCCACTCTCAGGCTCGTGCTTACCAGCCCAAGAAGTAAAAGGAACATAGTCTATCTCTACGTCTTCGATTGATTTCAACCCAGCCTCACCAGAAAGAATGAGACCCTTACCGTATCTAGCTTGGTAATATCTACACTGAAATGTTTTACCAAACCCATGATGCGCATAAAGAAGAACCTTCGTAGGCCCATCTTGCATAATGTCTTTTGTGCTAAACGTTTTGAACATTTTTAACTACCCTCACTTTCGGTTTGTCTAAATTGCGTGTTAAGCAATATCTGATTTCATTTTGAGTTTCCAAAGGCATCTTTGTGTACTGCCTTTTATCTATGCTAAGATTACGCCTTACATAATTTGGAAGAGGTTTCTCTTCAAAATGTTTTTCAAGCGCATCCTTATCCCAAGACCATCTTTCAGTACGAGAAACAGTGACCTCATACAATCCTAAGTCTTTGGATTGTGAGCCTGACTCCTCTGGAAATAATCTTGAAATGTCTCCCTCTAGCACAGATATTTGCTCATCGAGGGTCTGCCGTTCTTGGCTTAGTTTATACAGCTTGGAAGACATTTCCTCCAATCGCTGTGTCGTTTTAGATGCGACATCATCTTTGCGTGTTTTGTCAAACACGTCCCAACTATCAGTCATAAGACCTCCTTATTTTAATGTGTCATCAGCAAATTTTTATGAATGATGACTTGATTAATAATATAGGTGTAGTATAAATTATACATTAATGCAAGTCAAAAGGAGAACAAAATGCGACTTAACATCGAGAAGCTCATCACCGATTTGGGTGGGGCGTCTTCGGTGGCTAAGATAACTGGCGTGGTTCGTACTGCCCCATACGGCTGGATGAAGAGACGCTATATAAGTAGCCAAGTTCTTGAGAAAATAAAGGAGCATGCTCCAGAAATTGACTTTAACAATTACTTTGAGGAAGACGAACATGAACGAAAAACTGGCAGCAGCGCTGGATTATCTTGAGAGAGGTTGGTCTGTAATACCAATCAAACCAGACGCTAAAAGACCCGCTATTAAGTGGAGACAATATCAAGATAAGCCACCTACGGAGAAAGAAGTAGACCAATGGTGGACACAATGGCCTGACTATGACATTGCAATCATAACAGGCGAGGTAAGTGGAATTGTTGTTGTCGATTGTGACAATGAAGAAGCTTACGAACAGGCAATAAACACAGGCATGCGCTCGGCTTTTACAGTCAAGACGAAAAGAGGAGTGCATTTATATTTCGAGCATCCCAAAGATGGAGTTCGTCGTGGGCCTCGTGCTGGCGTAAACAGCACGGGCTCCGACTGGCCTCGTATAAATGGGTTGGATTTTAGAGGCGACGGCTCTTATGCGTTGCTACCTCCAAGTAAAAACTATAGTTGGGAGATAGGTATAGGCTTAGACTGGGATGACATTCCAACTTGGAAGGATTGGAAACCAGTCTTACCATCTATGGATGGCAAAGACTTTGAGTTCTCACAGCTAGACTTGTCTTCCGTAATGCCATTAGACCCAGACGAGTTTATATCGGAGTGGGATAGGACTGCCAAATATGTCCGTGATTCTTTTCCAAACTCACTGAAGATTCCATCTGGTCTTGGCAACGGACGCAACGAACGTGTGATGCGTTACATATCTGAATCCATACTTGAAGGGTTCTGGGGTCACGACTTACGTCTTCGTGGCTTTGCGTTTATGAATGAGTTTTTTGAAGCGCCCTTAACAGAACGTGAGTTTGAGGCAACGGTTCTGTCTATGGAACAATCAGAACGACGTAATCATCCTGACAGATTTGATGAGAAGGGTGACTATATATATAAGCCATACATAAATGCTAACCAACCAGTCGAAGCTAGGACACGCAGACTTATACAAATGAAAGATGCAGACCAGCTGTTACAAGAAGCTGATGCAAAGACGTATCTGATAGAACCTTGGCTTCCAAGTAATACGATTGTGCAAGTGTTTGGATACAGTGGTCACGGGAAGTCGTTGTTTGTACAACATGCAATGGGTGCTTTGTCTGCTGGCAACAAATACTTTGGCCCTTTTGAGATAGGTAAACCAGCACGTGTATTGTATATGGACTTCGAGATGGGCATGGCTACCATCGCAAGACGATTGATTGACTTGAAATCAATACATTCTGACACGGCTGACAGACTCAATATCTGGACTCCGTTTATTGATAAGAAAGAAATTAATCTGCACAACAGAGATGGTTTACAGGAACTGCAAGGTTGGATTGAGTTCTCCGACCCAGACGTTGTTGTCATAGATACACTACGAACAGCTTACCCAGGGCTACAGGAGAACAGCTCAGACGAATGGTCAAAGGTAAACCAGCTCGCAGTGAAGCTCAGAAACTCTGGCTTGTCTGTAATACTTATACATCACAGTAACAAACCAAGTGACAGTGGCATTGGAAGAGAAGCTGGCTCAACGAATCAGCTTACTACTTTAGAAACACAAATACGTGTAGCACAAGTATTCCAAGACGAAGATACAGCGAAACAAAATGCTGCGTTGTATGATGGCAACTATGACCAACCTGTCTGGCCCTTGCTGCAAGGAAGTTTGCCTGAGAACTTTCGTCTGTATATGGTGATGGAAGTTCGATACGGAAAAGTTCGTGAGTGGACAGACCTACACGATAGAGTTCAGTGGCTAGGGTTTTCTGCAAACGATATTACTGGCGAGAAGCGTATCGTCGCTAGCAAATCTACAAAACAAAAAGCAAAAGAGATGGCTCTGAATGGATTAGACGCCGAGCATATAGCCGAAAAGCTTGGCAAGCCTCTTACTTTGGTTCGTCTTTGGTTGGAGTTATCGAAGTAACTTTTGCATCAGGGAAGTGCTTTCTAATTTCGTCAACTATCTTGGCGACTTCTGGATTGCGCTTCCTATTTTCTTCACGCTGTTTCTCAATCTCTAGGTCACGATTGTGTTTCCAAGAGTTATATTTATGTTCAATTTCTTTTTGTCTTAGGTTTAATTTTTTCATGTATTAAGGATGATACAACGACTTTCACTTCGCTAATAACGCCTTAAGTCAAAAGGCGGGGTTTACAACCCCGTCTTTTAAAGACTAAACGTTTAGTCGTTGTATCACTTTTGACTGGATAAATCAACACCTAGAAAAAAATTTCTTGTAAATATTTGTTATTAGTATTAAATGTTATACTATACATGGAAAAAGGAGCAGTGATATATGCCAAGAAACATTCGAGTCTCGGACTCGAACTTATCTTGGCTTCGTCAAAACCATAGAATTAAAACTTACTCTGACATGGCACAACACCTTAATTGTTGTGTCGATACCTTGAAAAGAATACTTGTAAGAGAAGGCTTGCAAGAGTTCGATGGGGCCAAGTATCAGGTTCGCCGTGACTTCCAAGGAAAAACGTGGGCTAGGCCGTGCATGAAATGTAAAGATACGACAGAGCGACCAAAGAATTGGTTTTTTTGTAAGTCTTGTCGTAAAGATTTGGGGTACGAGGATTGAGTAAGCAAAAGAAAAAAGGCGACGACTACGAAAGAGAGTTAGCCAAATACATTAATCAAGAAACAGGACTGAAGACAGCGCACAGAGCCCCATTATCTGGTGGTGGTTACGTGGATATGTCGGGTGGTGCAGATATTCTTGGTGTCCCAGGGATATTCATAGAAGCTAAACGTGTTGAACGTCTGAACTTCCATGACGCCCTGAGACAAGCCGAACGTAACATAGGAAAAACAAATGCACCAGAGGTTCCTATCGTAATTAATAGAAAAAATAGAATGAGAACAGGCGAAAGCCTTTGTCTTATAAGGCTAGACGACTTCTTAAAATTTTATTGTAGTTACCTGAGAGAAACAGGTTCAGTTAAATTTAACAACAGATAGGACGACTAAGACGTTGTCATCCAGTATCTTTATTGAAGGTAGAGAAGTACAGTTTATTGGCTGTATACTTTTGTACATACTTTATAGAGTGGTTTTTGGATATGGCACGAAAGAAAAGCGTAAAACTGTCAGTAGGAAGAGGCGAAAAGAGACCCGCCTCCAAAGGGGCGGGCCTCACAGCAAAAGGCAGACGTAAATATAACAAAGCTACAGGCTCTAACTTGAAAGCCCCACAACCACAAGGTGGTAAGCGTAAGAAATCATACTGCTCAAGGTCTGCTGGTCAGATGAAAATGCACAACATCAGCTGTAAGAAGACTCCAAAGAAAAGAATTTGCGCAGCCAGACGTAGGTGGAAGTGCTAATGGCAGACGACTGGGATGAGTTTTCAACACTTGTTGCAGCTGAGATTCAATCTTGGTCTGAAGAAGTATTAGAAAAACCAACACCATTATTTGCAGACATGCCCCCATGTCCTTTCGCAAAAAAGGCTTGGCTCGAAGGCAATGTCGTCGTTCATGTAACCGAAAGACTAGAACCTGTAATAGAAATCAAGAACGAGATGTGTCTTACAGACGAGATAACACACGTTGTAGCATGGACAGGTTGGGAAGACTTGAGCTTTGAAGATTTCAACAGCTGGCTAGACAATCAAAATAAAAATCATTTTGGAATTTGGTTGATGGGTTTTCACCCTGAAGCCGAATCGCATCCTAACGTACCAGAATTTGAAGGTATCGTTGAGGACGACTATGCACTACTACTTGTGCAATCATTAGGTTATCTTGTTAAATCTTCTGATAAGTTGAGGAAGACAAACTATTATCAAAAGTTTAATATAGATGACATAAAGTATATTAATCATCGCAAGGAGGTCTATCATGCGTGGAATGAAAAAATCAATGAAAAAGCCTATGCCAAAGAAGAAAACTATGGCATCAAAAAAAGGCTCTATGAAGAAAAAAAAGGTCATTAGGAGAGCTTAATGATTAAGAAAAACCGAGGCGTTATCTTCGGAACACGTGGCAAAACACCAGGGATGCAGTCGATGAAGGTTGGTGGCAAAAACATCAACCCTTATCGTGCAATGTCCATGATGCCTAGCCAGTTCGGAAGAACAACCACAGGAGTAAAACCTATCTTCGGTGGTCGTGGTCGTTCCCTCAGACGTAGGTAAACACTGTGGCTAGTATTGGTAGGAAAGTAAAAGCTGTCGCAAACAAAACGCAGACAGGTAAAATGAAGCACGCAAATTGTCCTTGCGTGTTGGCACGAGGTAACAATGGCAAGAAAGTCAACGTCAAAAAAGGGTAAGACATCTAGCAAGAAAGACGCTTGTTACCACAAAGTTAAGTCACGCTACACAAAATGGCCTAGCGCTTATGCTAGCGGAGCATTAGTTAAATGTAGACGTGTAGGCGCAAAGAACTGGGGTAAGAAGAGTGGCTCGAAGCGAAAGTCTGCATAAATGGTTCAGCAGAAACAAAGGCAAAGGCTGGGTAGACTGCAAGACTGGAAAGCCTTGTGGTCGTAAGTCGGCGAAGGGTAAATCCAAGAGACCTTATCCAGCTTGCAGACCGACGAAGGCTCAATGCTCGTCTGCCAGCAGAAAGAAGAAAGGGCCAGCACGTATCAGCTGGAAGAAAGGAAAGAAGAAATGAGGGGAATGAAGAAAAGCATGACCAAAGGAAAGAGCTTAACTAAAAAGCAAAAGATGATTGCTGGTATGGCTCCTCCGTTTAACAAGATTACAGGCGCAGACTTCAAGAAGTTAAAGAAGAAGCGCACGAGAACAGCTTGATTTGCCACGAATGTGGAGGCTCTACAAAAGTATTAGACAGTCGTTCCAAAGACGGAAGCATAAGACGCAAGAGAACATGCACGAATTGCAGTACGAGTTTCTGGACATTGGAAGTATTAGAGACCTCCTTGCACACAGAGAAAGACTGTACGTCAGAGAAGAACGTTTCTCAGACGAAAAGAAAAGTGACCCCAAAAATCTCCCAGGAAAAACTAAATAACACATCTTACATGTTCGACGTCGACAGCTTGTCAGACGAAGAGCTAGAAAAACAAGTCATGTCTGGCAATGTAAGGTTTGACGAAGACGAACTATAGGACGACACTTGCTACTCCCCTAGTTATTTTATAAGAGGGTGTTAAGGAGGGCAAGGTGGAACCAATTACTATGGCAGTCGCAGCTTTTAACGGAATAAAAGCGGGCGTGGCTGCTGGAAAAGAAATCTCGTCTTTGGCTAAAGACATCGGAAAAATGTTTGATGCCATTGATAACGTCAAACAAGAGCATAATAATGAAAAGGGAAAACCCTTTCAGTCTGCTAACGAAGAAGCATTACAAACTTTTATTAATAAGAAGCAAGCAGAAGACCTTGAAGACAACTTACGTCAAATAGTTATTGCAACTAGAGGCCCATCTGCATGGCAAGAACTAATACGTATGCGTGTCGAAGTCAGAAAACGTAGGCAAGAAGAAGAAGAAGCTAAACGAAGACGACGACGAGAAATATTAGAACTTATTGGTACTTGGTTCGCAGTCATACTCGCAGTCGTCGTCGTTGGTGGTATCGCAATCTTAGGATTAGCTAAATATCTAGGCAGAATCTAATAAGATTACAGCCCAATACTGTAGATATTGAGGGGCTTTTGGCCCCTCAATATAATTGCGTCCATCTTTTTCAATGAACCCAATGTAAAGTAATGTGCGCAGATAACGTGAGACACTATGTTGTGTCACACCTATGGCGTCAGCTATCTCCTTTTGCTGATTCACTGGTGTCGTCGACTGGCGGAGGTGCTTTAGAATTTTCACTGCCATCACTTTCTGGTTGTGCGTTAGTCGGTGCATCTTTGTCCTCTACTCTGTTAATCGTTGCAAATAACCATCGTGTATTCAGTATAGAATTTTTCATAAAGTCTATGACTGTCATTGCTCCGTCTTTGTTGAAAACATTTTGCGTAAACGTCATCTCCAGACCAACGAACTGGTCGTCGTTCTTTACCATCCAAACGTCTGCGACCTTCACAAACTCTGGCTGTTTAGTTTCTTCTTCCATGTTACTCTCCTTCAAGTAAGTTGATTGTTGTTTCTAAATGTGTCGGTGCGAGATGCGAATACCTCATCACCATTGCTAGAGACGAATGTCCAAGCAAGTCTGCAACCGCTCGAAGAGATGCCCCCTTTTGCACCAAGTGACTAGCGAACGTGTGCCTACAATCATGTGGTGTAAAATCTTTTATGCCAGCAACGTTGCAAGCGTTGTAAAAGCTGTCGTAAAACTTAGACCTCACCCACTGGCTTCCGTCTGGCTGAGTGAAAACGAAATCGTCGTCGTCGTCGACTGTCAGAACTTTAGATACTCTGGCCCCCAGCGGAACAGCTCGAACCTTTTTTCGTTTCGTCTTGCCTTTTTTGCTGGTGAATAATGCCGAGCCCCTGTGAATATCCTGTGGACAAAGTGCGAAAGCCTCGCCAATCCTCGCCCCCGTATAGAATAAAAAGGTTACGACGTCTTTGATTGTGCTATCGCAACAGTCAATCAGATGGTCTCGCTCGGTCTCGGTCAACCAACGCAAGCGACTATCATCCACGTTCGGACGTACAATATTTATGCTTGGCACATCCCACCCCATACTCTCTGCATGCGATAGCATGGCTTTGATACTGTTCAACTCTCTCGCCACAGTGTTTGGCTTGTTCCCTCGGCTTGTAACGTGGCTCATAATTTGCTCCAACGTCAACGCATGCAATGGAACATGTCCAAGTGCAGACGAAAAAAGTCGCATGATTGTTTGGTCGGTAGTCCCAGGTGAACTTGGTCGTCCCAGGAAAGCATCCGCTGCGTCAGCTGCAAGACGTCTTGATTTCGTCTTGACCTCTCCCGCTGCGACGGCAGCATAAGTTTTTGTGAGTTCGTCTTTGGCTTTTGATTTCTGGCTCTTGTGAAGGCCCGTGGATTTCCGTACTCGGATGGGTCTTCCGTCTTGTATGACAGTGCCAGTTATCTGCCATACGTCTTTGCGTAAAGTTAAGTTAAGTGTCATGTTGTACTCCCTTGTATAACCCTCACACTATAATATAGTATAACAGATTATACAAGGGAATAAGTTTGGTCACTTCTTGAACCACTTGCAGTAAGGGCATTTGATTATCTCATGCCAAGTTTGTTTCAAGGCTTGCTTGAAATGATTGTTCACGTGATATTCTTTTATCACGCCCTTACCTTTACAGAATGTGCAGACGTTCTTCTTCTTACGCATCTGCTGGAAGTTCTGCTGTTGGCAATTTGTTGAAGTCTTCCACGTCCATGTCTAGCCAAAAGCTAGCATCTCCATACGATACTTGCGCACGTATCTCGGTATCATTGTGAATGAAAGACATGCCGATGGGGTACTTGACCCCATCTTTCAGCATCTTGTAACCTTTCTCGTATATAGAGCGGTTCTTCTTCAGCCTCACGGCTTTGTTGTTGAGACGCACGATGTCGTCTTTAGTCATGTATGTAACTTTTGTCATGTAATCCTCCTATGTTAGACGTTTAGTTACCTCGGCGTGTACGTCTCCGTACACTGCCGAATCCACAATCAGGGATACACCCTCGATTGTCTTCGTGTCAGAACCCACAGTGACGTCTACACTCGAACCATCTTTACGTTCGCACAAGTAGTAATACTTTGGGTTCTTGCATCCAATCATGCACAAAGCACCAGTGCCAAGGTCTTTCTCGACGTCATTGACCCAACCACCCACGATGGAAAAGATACCTTTCTTGCTTGGGTCAATGCTATCAACTGCCTTAATCCAAAACGGACGAAAGTTACCTCGACCCTTCTTCTTTGGCTTGGACGTAGAGCCACCGACCATTGAATCCATATCGGATTCGGTCAGCACTCCATCATCCACCACACGCTTACCAATCGCAGTAATCAGTTCACGTTTCTCGTCTGTACTCATGGCTGAGTACAGTTCCATGATTGTCTCAATAAGTTTCATTGTCTTCCTCCTCCCACTTCTTGAGCATGTCCTCTGCAACTGCTCGATACAGAGAACCTTTCTTCTTTTCGATATGTTTCAACGCTTGCTCGTTGGTCATGCCGTAATCGTTAAGGCATACAGCCAACATGCTATCCACTTCGGGTGCTACACTGTTTGCTATCTTACTCATGCTTTGCCCCCACTTTGAAAGAGATGTCACAATACTCGCCAGTCTCTTCGTCTAGGTAGTAGAAGTCTTTGGCTAGCATGTTGGCAATCTTCTGCCTCACGAGGTTCGGTGCTTGCGAGCCCTTGTAAATGAACCCACCACCTTCGACTACGTCTGCGACGTATCGAGAGACAACACCAACAATTTCTCGCCAGTCGTTCGGGTCATAGAACGCTTTGCCACCATCACACTTGGGTGCTTTTCTCATTTCGAGAAGTGCTTGCTCCACCTTTGGCTTTGAGTAAGACGAGGGTGTCTTCGCAACTGGGTTCTGAGCCTCCCATGCTGACTTGGTTGTCGCCCTCGTATACACAGTCGTCTTGCGTGTAGACTTCTTCTTCGCCTTGGCTTTGGTTTTGCCACCAACAAACTCTGCGATGTCATCCTCAATGACCAATGGCTTTTCTTCTTGCAAGCCGTAGTCGGCAAGCTTTTTATCAACGATTGTTTTCTTTATGTCTGAACTCATAGTCCACCTCCATACATATTAGTTTGATTGCATTGTAATTCGTTGACCTCACATGTTGGTCAACAACTCTATGGGCAACCTCTAACCAAAACTTGGTATGCCAACCACGTTTCGGAAAGAGGCTGAACCATTCCGTACGTACCACTGTGGTACGTTTCCGTTTACCTCGACGCATTGAGCAATAGAGAATTGTCAACAACAAACCTCTCTCCCAATAGGATACGTGCAAGGTTATCCATGCCAGCATGTGCAAGCGTCTCCACCGAATCCACAACTGTGTACTTCGGATAATATCTCTTCACACTGTCTGTCTGAATACCGATGCCAAGACATTCAATGTCTTCGGCAACCAACTGATTGATAGCATCTCGGCAATGTTGGTCGAGGGCTCTTGAATCGCCACTCGCACAAGGCATGCCGTCTGACAAGACGAACATAATCTTGCGACGCTCACTCCTTGGCTTGAGTCTGTCTCTTGCATACAGGATTGCCTCGCCGTCTGAATTGTTGCCACCCGCCATGTCTGCGATAGTACCGAGCGAACCCTTTGCCTCGTACAGACGTTCTTCAAATGCCTTGAAGATGTACATGTCCAAGGGCTCGTATCTGCTGAAACTACCAGTGCTTTCGGCTCTGATGGAATGACGAGTACCACTCTTGTGACTGGTTCGATTGTTGAAACCCAACACCTCGTACTTGATAGATGTTCGGTCAATCGCCTCAATCATGGCAATGGCACACTGCATAGCAACGTAGGCTCTGTGGCTTGCCATCGAACCCGATAGGTCAATCAAGAACGTGACGGCAGTATCCAAGTCTTGTCTCTCGGTACGTATCTTGAACACGTTGGGCTTGCTGTTGTATGCACCAACAAAACGTCTGCTATCGAGACGACCTTGCTCCTTGGCATAATCCCAATCTCGGTTCTCACGAGCAAGCAAGGCACGCTCAAGCTTTCGTCGCATGACATTGACGTCGCCAGCCATGCCAGCAACTTGCTTGTCATACTCGTCTGCCGTACCTCGTGCCATCCATCTGCCAAGTGTCTGACGTGAGCCATACTTACTTGGCTCGTCAAGTCTGTGATGCCACTTGTCACTGGCAGTAGACAACGGACGATAAGAACCACGACCACCCTTGAGCAACTCGGTTGTCTTGCGTAGTTCTTTGACCACACAATCCTTGACGTCGAATTGTTCGTAGACTTCTACGTCTTCGGACTCTTCGGGTTTCGCCTCCGAGGTAGCATCACCACGTTCTCCGCCTCCATACTCGTTGCCGTGTTTGTGTCCGTCGTCTGGTTCGCTTTTCTCTCCACCACTCGAAGGGTCGTCGCCTTTGCTCCCATCTCCGTCAGACCCCTCATCAGAAGACCCATCGCCTTTCTCCTCTGTTGGGGCTCCACCATCATCTCCACTCGTAGGTTTATCCCCTTTCTTAGTTCCACCATTAGGGTTATCAGTTTCTTCATTGGCATCTGCCTCCTCTCGTAGTTCACGTTCGATGGTTCGTGCAAGGTCAACAATGTCCTTGCTGTTTCTGCATGCGTCGATAGCCTTGACCCACACTGGCAACTTCTTGCGAAGATTGTCACTGCATACGTCAAGACATTCGCCACAAGTCTCGCCACCATATCCCTTGCGACCTTCCCAAGTGATGGCAACTGGTGCGAGGAATCTGTCGTCTTTCAATCGCTTGTCCGTCTTGGATACGTTGTCAAGGAACTCTCGATTGACCGCAGACGTAGTGGCTCGCAAGTTTTTCTCACTCCCAGGGTAATCACGCATGACTCGTCTCTCCAACCATACGTCTTCGAGACCATTGGCTAGTGACTTGAGCAGTGTGTTGTTCTCTCTCGCACACTCATTGAAGAATGAACGAAGAGCCTTGAAGTTCGTGTGCTTGACGTGACCACTCTCATGGTCAACGTAGCCACGAATTATCTCGGCAGTGGCATCATCAACCTCTGCATTGTGGTCAATAGACGGCAGATAGATGGTCGAACCATCCGTCGCCGCTCCGTCGCCTTGGAACACGACGGATACGTCTTGCTTTCTACCGAATACGGATGAGGTCTTTTGAACCTCGTGTGTGAATAAATCTCCTCTCATGTTTACCTCCCTAGTTGAAGATTCTGTCGACGATACCATTCAACACGGCTCTGTCTTGAGCCGAGCATCTGTCGAGAACAACAGTCTCGATGGCTTGTCGCACACCAAGTTTGTTGTCTCCACTTGGCATCAGTGAAGTGAATGTGTGGATAGCATTGCCGAGAGCAATGTAACCACGTGGCGAAATGGGTTGCATGACCTTGGAAGTCGTGAACGCATTGATATGCTCGGTCACATACTTGCTGACCTTGTTGACCATTGCTTTGTCCAAGCTTGGCACGGAAGACTTGATAAGTTCCTCACGTTGCTTTGCATCCATGTACTCGACGTGAATCCAAACCTTGAATCGGTCAAGCAATGCCATGCTCTGTGGTCTTGCACCTTGGTACATGCCGAACTCGTCGCCTTGACCAACTGTGTTGCCAGTCGCAAACATACGGAACATTGCATGTGGCTTGACAAGACGACCACCATCCTCGGTAAGCAACAAGCCGTTGCCCTCGAAGGCTCTCTGCATCACGTAGGCAATGTCAGGTCTGATGAAGTCCAACTCGTCAAAGCAACCAATCGTAGGACTTGCCATCATCTGTGGCAGTATGCCGTCCACGAACTTGGAAATCGTAGCCTCGCCGTCCTTGGTCAAGACGTCACGACCAACCAAGTCCATACGTGTAATCTCACTGTCAAAGTTGACACGTGAGAAGGGCCAACGCAGACGAGCAGCCACTTGCTCGATAAGTGTCGTCTTGCCCGAACCAGTGTGACCATGCAAGTAACAAGGTTGATTGGTAATCAACGCATACAGAACTCTGAACAAACTCATTGGTCTGAACACGTAGTTGGTGTCAATATCTGGCACGTGAGGATGGTCGCCATCCCATTCCCAACACGGAACGTCGAAGTCGAAACTGTCGAGACCCTTGCCAGTGATACCGAACAACGCATGAGCCTTGGCAACCTTGACCTTGCCACTCGGAATAGTGCCGTCGCCTTTGACCTCGGAAGTCGTGGGAGCAACAATCGTGGCTGATGACTTGCGAAGACGAACAATGTCGTCACTCATCTTCTGCATGGTATCAATCATGTCCGAAATCTTGGGCAAGCCGTTGGATGTCAACGCAAGGTCAATCAATGCAGACGCATCAGCGTTCGGTGCTTTCGGTATTGGCACGGCACTGTCCTCGTCTTTCTTCTGCGTGGCAAGGATGTGCTTGGTCAAAGCATTGCTTTTGCTCGTGTGGTCTGGTTCGGGTACGTCTGTGCGACTCTCAAGCAAGCTTGGCATTGGCTTGAGCCTCTCGGTGTCGCCGAAGATGTTGTGCAAAGCTTGCATTGCATCCTCGCTTGTCCATCCCTCGTTCACGACCAAGTCGTCGTGTACATTGCACAGTTCTTCGAGTCCATAGTCCTCGACGTTAGTGGATACTTCACTCATGGGTTCCTCCTCGGTTGTTGTAGTGAAAGCAGATAGTCGGCACTCTTCGTACGCTTTGTCGTCAAACGTACGTGGTCGTCCGAATATGTAGCCAGTTTTGGATTTGCTACTCGTGGTAGCATAGCCCTCGTGGTTTGGCTTACGGATAGCATCAAGCACTTGGCTTGGTGCAATTTTGCCGACAATGATGCCAACCATTGTCTCGACGTCTAGGCTGTCACGTAAACCAGTGTAGGTTGCTCGTGGGTTGATTTGTTCAACGCCATCTCCCACGATTGGGCTATCGTCGAAAGCAACTTGGATTGCCCCTTTCGACCATGTTTCGAGAAATGGAGTGACCAAGTCACGAACCATTTTTCGTCTTTCCGTGAAGTCTCCCTCACGAAGAGCGTCTTGAAGTGTCGTCATATTTACCTCGTGTAATGTTAAAGTTGAAAGTAAAACGAGAGGCAGATTCCGAAGAATTTGCCCCTCGATATAAAAGTTCCTTTATAAACGCACGTCGTGTATAGAAGATTGTCATGTCGTATGTATAACACGTTAGACAACAACTGACAACTCCCTTCATGCCTTCAACCATTCGAGCATGGTTTTTCGTGAACTTATCTCGTTCTCGTTGAACTTAACGCACCCCCACTCGCCGTGCTTTTTCTCAATTTTGCCGTCTTCGTCGAGTAGGTTTCCGTGTTCGTCTATGCGTTCGTCGTCTAGCATGCTTTGGAACAGATACTCGCCGACTTGCTCCAATGCCCACTCTGGCATTGTTCCGTCCTCGAACGATTCTTGCATGCCGATACATGTGTCTGTGCCGTCTTCGTAGAAACCAACGAAGTCACAACCACCCTCTTCGTACTCGGCTGATACAGTCCAACCGAGTTCGTGTGCTTTGTCGTACACTCCGATTGGTGGGCTCCACGCAGAATCGAAGTTGAATTGGATGCCGTTCTCGTCTGCGTTCTCTTCCCAATCGCACTCTTCGAGGTTGACTTCCCACTTCGTACCCCAGTTCTGCACTCGCCAATCCCACCAAGCGACGTCCATCTTCACTGGCTCGTTGTTGCCTGTGATGTGAGGGAACGTCGGCTTGACTTCGATTGTGCCGTCGTAGTTGGGTTCGGGCAGAAAATGTGCGAGGAAGTTGCCCTTTTGCATGTCCTCGACTAACGCCTTGACTTTCGACTTGTCGTCGTGGGTAAGGCTTACCCAGTTGCTACACCAGTTTGGCATGTTGACCTCCTATCTGTCGTTGCCGTTCATTCGTCTGCACTCGTCCTCCACACGTGACCTCACACGTGAATGGTAGACACACTGTCCAGACCTCGCATGGTAGACGCCCCATCCTCTCGGATGAGACGCCACGTAGTAGTCGTCGCCCCACATCATTTCCACGTGCCTGACTTGGGTTCGTATGGGATGAAGACACACTCGCCGTTCTTCCACGTGCCATCAGGGTAGTAGATGACTTCGCCACATCCACCAAACCACTCGATTATCACGAGCATGAACAATGCGTAGACGAGCATGAAAGCCGTTAGGTATGCGAGAGCCTTGCCGAAACTACGTAGTAGTCGACCTAGTCTCTTGCGTCGTAGGCGTGTGTTGGTTATCGACGTTCGTGGAAGTAGCTCGACGAAGTCGTTGTGTCGTTGTTTTCGCATGGTATCCTCCGTATGCGTTGATGAAAAAAAAGACCAAAAAAAAACCCCACACCCGTGAGGGTGTGAGGTTTTTGATTCGCTTACTTGCGTAATTGCACAAGTGCGTTAAGAAAGCTTGCAAAAGCTTTCTCGTCCATGCCGTTCACTTGCGAAGCAAGGTCGGACAGTACATTCGGCTGTGAAGCCTTCGGCTTTGCCTTGGCTTTCGCTTTCGGCTTTGCCGTCGTCTTCGGCTTGGCTGGGGTTGCTTTAGCAACCTTCGCCCATGCAACCCTTGCCTCGTCGCCAGTCGAGGCGTATGCGTTGATGCGAGCAGTGTCGTTGCCCTTTAGGGCTTTGAGCAAGTTGCCCCAACGCTTACGCTTGGAAGACTTCGTCTTCGTCTCCACGTAAGCCACGAGTTCAGCTTTCACCTTCTGCGACTTTGTCGTGGAAAACTGCTTCGCAACTTCGGTAGCTGATGGGTTTGTGTTTGCATGTGTCATGTGAGTTCTCCTCGTGCGTTGGTTGAGAACCTCGTGTGTAACGCACAGAACACGTCGAGGTTGAACCGAGAAAATCGGCTCACCATAAAAGTTCCTTCGGAACCGCACGTGAGGGACGACTCGCCGTCTCGTTCCGTCTAAACTGCTGAAATGATTACACATGCGTTACTTTCAGGCATTGTTCAGAGCCTACCGAGGCTAAAATTGAAAATTTTAGCACGCACACGTAGGAAAAACCCCTACATAGGGAGTCAAAACCCTTGTAGAACAAGGGTTTACATGCGTTATGTGACTGATTTGTGCCTGAAACACGTGCAAGACGAGGCTGGGGGGAGGGGGTCATCCCGCCCGCCACTCGCATTGCACTATTGTCACCTCCCCTACCCAACAAATAATCGGAGCAAAAATTGAAAACGTCTGAAAAAAGAAGTACAAAGAAGTGCGAACGGTGCGAAAAGGACTTTTATGT